CCACCAGATCCAAGAAATGCACTTGAAGCTGTCATGTGAAATTGTCCAGTATCCGTATCATATGTAACAAGTTTATTTATATCAGTTTTTGTTGTAAGTTCAGCAAACAATGTACCACTTGAACTTATTGCTCCACTTGAAGTTATACTTCCAACAAAATTACTTCTACCTGTAATAGTATGTATATCTGCTGGATTATTATCACCGATAGTTGTATTACCTGTTGATGTTAAAGTTGTGAATGTTCCTGCAACTGCAGTATTTCCACCAATAACAGAGTTATCAATCGTACCACCATCAATATCAGGTGTATTAATATCTGGACTTGTTAAGGTTTTATTTGTTAAAGTTTGTGCTCCGTCTGTTGTTGAAAACACCGTACCCACATTTGGTAGAGTTAAAGTATTACTAGCTGCATCAGAATGTGGTGCTGCTTTAATTGTTTGAAAATGTGCATTTGCATCGTCACAATACATTTTAATTTGTGATTGAGCACCTTGATTTTTTATATCTAAAGTTCCTGATACAATTTGAATATCACCTACTGAAAGTATTGATGTTGATGAACCACTTATATTTCCTTGTACTTCAAGGAAAGCATCTCCAACTCCATCAATTTGTAAATTACCAAATGAACCAGTCAAACTTGAACTTATGTCTCCAGTTGCTCTGATGTTTCCACCCACAGATAGTTTTGCTGAAGAAACTCCACTTGTACCAATACCAATTGCTTCATCACCCGCGTCTGCATGAAACAATGGTGTTCCAGATAAAAAGTTATGAGTATCACCTAAAATATATGTATCTACATCATTATTAAGTGAATTAATCCAGGTTATAGAAGTTCCTGAATAATTACCCAAAACAATTTTGTTTTGAGCCGTAGCTGTAGCATTACTATTTTGTAATGTTAAGGTACCAGAACCAGAAACAGCAGGTGTTCTTACATGGCCACTTGCACTTATGTCACCATGAACAGTGAGTTTTTTAGCTGGTGTCGCAGTGCCAATTCCAACTTTATCACCAGATTGTGGATTAACTTGTAAAAGATTATCATCACTTGAACCTTTTACTTGAAATTTTTTGTCATCATTACCATCATTAAATGTAATGTCTGTAGTTTCGGTTAATATAAGACCTGCTTGAAATTGCATCTGAGTAGCAGCATCAGCATCAGCTTTAATTGCATCAACACTTATTTCACCAACATTTGTAATGTTTCCTTCTTTGAAATCAACTGTTCCATTAGAACTTATTCTTAACCTTTCAACTGGAGTTTCATTCAAACTTACATGAAATTGTAAATTTCCATCTGCTGTATCAGTAGACGCGTATGTATCATCTCTACCACTTACTATTTTTGAAGTTAATACAGTTGGAACTCCACCTGCTATACTTCCAGCTGCAGCTCCGAAATTTAAAGTCGTGGTTTCATTCTCTGAATTGGCTGCAGAATTTCTTATTGTGAGTGAAACATCACCACCATCGTTATTTTTTTCTATGGTAGTATTACCATGAAAATAACCTGCACTAGCAGTTAAGTCACCACTTGCACTTATATGATTATTGAATGCAGCACTTCCAGCGTCTGACATATCTAATGTCAATGCAGTTATGGTAGAACCACCATCTTGTCCTTTAAATATTATATCGTTATTATTTGATTCTGCTTTAATAACAAAGTTTGATGAATCTCTTTTAAATCTACCAAATGATGTTCCTCCATCTTTTAAAAGTATATCAGCTCCATCCGCGTCAATTGTAAGGTCACCAAGAGCACTTAACTCTGATGTTATAATTTTTCCACTTGCACTTATGTTTCCACTTGCGGTTATGTGTGATTTTGTTGAAATGAATCCACTTGCACTTATGTTTCCTGCTACTGTTAGTTTTTGTGGAATATTATCAAAAATTCCAACACCAACATTTCCATTACTACCACTAATAGTTAAAGCATCACCTGCAAACGGGTCACCTGTATAAAACGACATTCTTGTTCCAACACCATCATCAAGCATTCCAATGTTTAAATCACCATTAGCTTCTTTTGTAATGGTTTGTTCACCATTCATAAAAATATTAGTACTTGTTGCACTTTTTAAATCTAATTTATTTCCAAAAAGATTTCCACTTGCACTGATATATCCATCAGCAGTTATGTTTCCACTTGCGGTTATGTGTGATGATGTTTTTAAATCACCTGTTATATCTAATTTTGAAGTTGGACTATTGTTGCCTATTCCAATACTATCTGCAGAAGCATCAGCAACAAAAAGAGTATCATCTCCTTGACCTTTTATAGTTGTGTCAAAATTATTACCTGAACTATTAAGAGTTGTTGTTCTTGGAACATCTAAACTTAAAGCTGTTAATGTAGAATCATTGAATTGTAGATTTGTATTGTCTTTTAAAACTCCATTTGTATCAACATATACTACTCTTCCACTTGTTAAACTTGTGTCTTGTAATTCATTACCGACAATAGTTCCACTTGAACTTATGTTTCCACTTGCGGTTATGTGTGAGGTTGTTAAAGTATCTGCAGCTAGTGTACCACCAAAGATTCCAGTTCCTGATGATAACATATCACCATCTTCATCTATACTAAATCTTTCATTTTGAAGTGCACCTACTACTGTGAATAATTTTTCATTAGAAGAAGCGGTATGTTTTTTTATGTGCAAACCACTTGAAGTTACATGACCACTCGAACTTATGTTTCCAACTACTTCCAATGCTTCACCAGGTTCATTAGTAACATCAAATCCTCCACCAATACCAACTTTACCAGATGATGATACGAATAAAGCACCTGTTGATGAATGTCCATCTACTCTAAAAGCACCTGCACCTAAACCAGTTGCACCAAGTTGAATAATGTCATTGCTAAAAAACATCTGTCCATATTGTCCTACACCTCTACCCAAACCAGCACCTTCAGAATCAAATATAATATCATCACCCACATTTAAATCATCTGTTGTTGTTAATTGTTCTGCAATTATTGTTCCACTTGCGGTTATGTGACCACCTAATCCAACAGTTAGATAATCCGTTCCATCTGAACCCTCTACGATTAATGTTTCATTTGTAGCATTCACACCTGATACATGTAAAACTGCCCCTGCAGTATCACCAGTTGTAAACGCTCCAACACCCATAATAGGTGAGTCTATGTTTACTTTGACATCTGATTTTATGACAGCTTGATTATCTGATTCAAATACTAAAAAATCATCTTTTCCCTCAATTCTTTGAGTATCATTACCAAATTCTATTCTTTGTGTAGCAGTATTATCAGCTGGATTTATTAGTCTGATTGGTCCACCAAATATATGAGTACCACCACCACTTGCTGAAATATTTCCACTTGCGGTTATGTGTGATGTTGTTTCAATTGGAACACTAAATTTAGTAGTATTATATTTAAATTCTGTGTTAATTATATTATTAACTCTTAATTCTATTTCATTTTCTGCTGGTGAATGTATAAAATCATCTTCAGTTCCACCATTAACAAGTATAAATTTATTTGATTTAATATCACCACTCGCACTTATGTTTCCACTTGCGGTTATGTGATTAAATGTAACATTATCAGATGAACCAAATTGAAGTGAACTGCTTATTACCCCATTAGGTAAAGTCGTTGTGGCAGTTACATTTGTCAATCCACTACCATCACCACTAAAATGTGAAGCTGATACGAATCCACTTGAACTTATGTTTCCACCTACCACCAATTTTTCTGTGGGAGTTGTGTTTCCTATACCAGTATTACCATCGTTTAATATTCTCATTCTCTCAGTATCATTGGTATGAAAAGCTACTGCTCTATTCGCAACTGCATGAATGTTAAACACATCACCAGCGGTGGTTATTTTATATTCAATATTATCAGATTCATCTTTGAATTGTATTTGATGGTCATCATCATCGGTTGTATCTTTCAATACTAATATTGGTGCACCCTCTGACATTATAATTCCACCATTGGCAGATGTAAATCCATCAGCAGTTATTGTTCCACTTGCACTTATGTTTCCACTTGCGGTTATGTTTCCTTCAAATGAAGTTTTACCAATAATTGTATGTGTATCTACATTACTTTGGTTACCAAATTTTACATTATCACTTGCGGTTAGGTTTCCAACTGCACTTATGTGACGTGTAAATATTTCCTCTGAAACTAAAAATCCGCTTGAACTTATGTTTCCACTTGCGGTTATTGTTCCATTAGTAAAAATTGATGGTGTGGCATTTTTTCTTCCAAGATTAATTCGACCAAGACCATCAGGACTCACTCCATAACCGAATGTTAATTCGTTATCAGATTCTAATGTAAGTAGGTCTTTTCCTTGTATATAATACCTATTACCTTTAATTATTCCACTTGCACTTATGTCTCCACTTGCGGTTATGTGTGCTCCACTTCTTCCAATTTTTATATTGTTGATACCGCCATCATCAAACAATACACCTGTATCACCACCAGTAGAATCTACTGCGACAAAGTTATCAACCGTTAATCTACTTGTTTCTATTATTCCACTTACACTTATGTTTCCACTTGCGGTTATGTGTGAATTTGTAAATATATTACCATTAACATCAAGTGTTGCAGTATTGTTATAATTTAATGCTCTATTTATACCAACTCCATTAAAACCTGTTCCTTGAAAATTAATATCTGTGCTTGATATTAAAATAGAATCAAAAGTTGGTGAGTAAGTTATATTATCATCATTTAAATCTGAAGGATTCAAAAATACAGAGTGAGCACTTGGACCAACAACTATACCACCATTGAAAAAGCTTTTTCCATTTCCACTTGCACTTATAACGCCACTCGCAGTTATATCACCAAAAAATGTATGTGTGTCAGTAGCTTCATTTCCAAATATACTATCACCACTTGATGTTATGTTTTCTATCAATATGGATGTGGATGATGAAACTATTGATGAGGTTATTTCATTTACATTCATTGAACCAGCCACATCTAAATTTTGTACATAAACAGTATTGGATGCAGATGTATGTCTACCACTCATACCCAATATAACAGAACCACCATGTAAAACACGATTTGATGAACCACCAATTATAGCAGAATCTTCAGGAGCTCCTCCACCAGGTGGTGATGATTGAGATAATATTCTATTATATCTACCACCTACAATTACATTACTAAAACTACTGTTTTGGATGTGATTAAATAAACCACCAATAATCACTTGGCCAAACATATCCGCACCTCTATTATTAATAAGGAAATTACCAACACCACCGACAAGAGCAGAATTTTTTATAGTTCCAGCTGAAGCAGAAATTTCACTACTAGCAGCTCCTATTATTTGAGAGGCTATGTCGTCAGTAGTATCATGGTGAATGATTCTAGAGTTAGTTCCACCAACTATGGTAGAAAGTTTAGATGCACTAATTCTATTTAGTGTACCACCAAATAATCCAGAATTATCAGAAGCTTCTAATTTACTACTACTACCACCAATTATGATAGAATTATCAGAGGCTGTTATGGATGAGGAAACTGAACCTAAAAGTTGAGCATCTATCGAAGATGTTAATTCATTACTTTCACTATCACCAATGAATTGTCCTTTTTCTGAAAGTGCAAATGTTTTATCTTTTTGATTGGGTTCTTTGAATGTGAACTCTAAAGTTCTTTCCTCTGGTACCTTACCACCCCCTTTTGCTTTAAAGCCTAATTCAAATCCGGTATCTTTATCACTACCAAACACGATGGTAGCATTGTCTACCACTACATTATCAGTTGTTTCTATAGTAAGTGGTGTTCCACCAACAGATGATATTGAACCTGTTACAACTATATCTTTTTCAGATTCATTTGTAAAATCTTGAGCGTATCTTCCTTGACCATCAATAAATCTTAATTTAAAATCAACTTGTTTATTTCTACGAACATCTCTTGGTAAGGGAATTTTAGATAAATTTGATAATGGATTTAATCCAGCAGCGTATATTGATTCACTAACTTCATATGGACTTCCAGTAATTGGATATCTTGATATAACTTTAAAATCAGGAGTTTGTGATTTTACCTCTCGATAAGATACCTCTAAAAATTTAATTTGTCCACTAATTAATTTAAGGTGACTAGCACTAACATTTAGGTAACTTCTTTTATATCGAGTAGAACCTACATCTGTAGTTACTGTTTCTGTAAAATTAGTTCCTATTTGTGTATTGGATATATTATCAAATATAATAGGTGAAATATTTGGAGTGTCTTTTTCTATTTTAATTGGAATAGAATATCTTACATTTGGTACACCTCTCCATCTACTTGGAACATTCTCTAACTCACCTATTATAGTTAGTGTTCCTACACCATCTGCAATTTCATCGTAAATTCTTAATGGATCTTTTTTCAACCAAACATAACAAATAACAGAACCATTAATCACCTCATAATCAGACACATCAGAAAATATAATATTTCCGTCAGAATCTTTAAATTCAAAGTTTAGGGGTGAACTATCTTTTAATCCATCACCATACCACGATATTGAAAAATAATGTTTTCCGTAACTTAAACTATAAGGAAGATTTGAAACTTTAAAATATTTTCCACCATCCTCAGAGTGTACTGGTATCCTATCTAAATCTTTAACATTAGGATATATATTTTTATATGTTCCTGTTGACATAAAAACAATTCTCCGATAAATATATAATTTGTCATATATAAATATTCAAAGAAATTATTTTTACTATTTATTTAGTGATAAGTAACCTTACTAATACCATTTTGTACTTCAATTGGGATTAAACTATCCATATAATCTTTAATTGTATCCAAGTGAGTAATAATCATTGTAAAATCAAATTGAGTCCTCAAGTATTGAAATGCTCCCTGCATATTAGCAATATTATCACTATCCAAAGCACCGAATCCTTCATCTACGATAATGAAGTTTGGTCGAGGTAATGTTGATACATTGATTAAACCTATCCTAATAGCCAATGATGATACAAATCTTTCCATTCCACTTGATAATTCAAGATTCCATTTATCCTCACCATAACATATAAAGGCATCAATCATTTTATCTTTCATCTCTAATTCAATATGGAAACCTGCATTCATATTTTCCAATACATTGTTGATTTCTCTTTCTATTGATGGAATAGCTTTTGAGATTAATTCATAAGGAACACCATCTTTGGATAGAGCCATTAAGTATAAATCATAATCTAATATCTTTTGTTCTATATCAACAAGTTTCTGAATATCATCTTCTATCTGTTGTTTTTGGTTTTTAGCTACTGATAATGTGGAAAGAACTTGTTTGTATTTTTTATCAATATCAATAGATTCCATTTGTAGTTGGGATATTTTAGAAGTCAAATCAGAAATTTGTTCATTTAATTTATTGTTATTTTCAATCTTTTCTTCTAACTCATAATATCTTTTTACACTCGAATCTAAATTAACCAACTCACTATCGATATGTTTTAATCTACTTTCTTGTGTCGAAATTTTACCACCAATCTTAACAGCATCATGTGATATTTGATTTAGTTCTTCAGAAAATATTTTAAATTCACGATTTCTTTCATCAGCATCTCCTAACTTTTCTAAAGAGTATGATTTTATTTTAAATTGTGTTTCCCATTTTTGCCATTCATCATCTAAATGGTACATTTGAGTTTTAATCTCATCCATCTCATTAATCTGTTCTTTACCATTTTTAACACAATACTCACAATCTTCATCATATTCAAACTTTTCCAAATCGGTTCTATGTTTAGCTAAAGATTTTGTTTTAGTTTCAATCAACTTCATTTGATTTTGAACATCTCTTAAATCTTTTGTAGTTTCTTTCCAATTTTCATAATCTTCTTGTATTTTCTCTTCATCTATTTCAGAAAGTTTTTTATGATATTCCATATACATTGGTCTAAGAGTTTCTTTATATTCTTTGTCTTCTTTAAGCTGATTTTCTAATTGTGTTTTTTCAAGATTTAATTTTCCCCGTAATGAGTTCAATTCATCTATATCATAATTCTCATCAATTTTATATAGTTTTCTAACTAACTCTATTTTATTTTCTTCTAATTCAGATAAAGTTTTATCAATCAATTCATCTTCAGTTTTTAATTTTTCTTCATCTATTTCCAATTCAGTAATTCGTTGATTAATAACACCAATCTCTTTGTAAGAATCTTTCTTTTGGAATTGTCGTAACATTACTCGTTCTTCATTGGAATCAGATTTTGCTATCGTTTCGAGTTGTTCAAACACCTCGATATCCATAAATGTGGAAAGAATTTTTTTTCGTTCCGCTTGTTTCTTGTCGAGAAAGTTCATACCATTCGTTTGTAGCGACAGTGAGGTAAGGATAAAGTCGTCAAATGTACCTAACACTTTACGAATTTCTTCATTCGTACCTGTACCATATGACGAATTAAACCTAGCCGCTCCACTTAAATCCACTTCTTCACCTGCATCATCTATCATATAGAATCTAACCTTCACTGGACATTGATGAGATACCTTACCATTCTTGTGATTCACTCTTTTATACTTAGCATCTCTCTCTATCCAATAATCATTACCATTGATTTCAAGATTTAATTTTGCTTTAAATGTAGTTTTCTTTTTATTCATTACATCCAACGCTCGATTAGTTCTACTACATACATCATAGATTGTATAAGCAATTGCATCCATTATTGATGATTTACCTGAATGGTTAGGAGCGACAATCCCGACAGTACCATCAAGTTTTTCAAAATCTATTTTATTACCTTTACCATAACAAAACATATTATCAAATTCAAATGATTTTATTTTCCAATCTACATTCCTTGTAATATCACCATCGTATATTTCCGGTGAGTTGTTTGTCATTTTGTTTATCTCTTGAACTCTTTTGATTGTATCTTCATCGACACCTTCAACATTTCTTTTTAGAAAATCTTCTAATAATTCATTTTGATAATTAATATCTCTTACATCACCAATATCTAACTTATTTTCTCTATCGTCACCAATTGAAATATTGTCTTGTCTTTCGGTTACTATTTCTTTTAACTTTGGATATTGTTTTCTTAAACCGATTTGAATATCTTTAATTTGTTCCAATGTGGTGTTTGTAAATTTAATTTTAACTCTACCTTTTGGTGGCATAAATGTTAATTCAAATGGATTGTTTCCAGTTGTTGAGTTTTGTATTTCACCATCTACTACATTTAATATTTTATATCCATAATCATTTTCTACTTGATGATAAGTAGCTTTTCTTTTCTCTACATCCCATAATAAGAATCCGTGACTTGGTTCTTCTGAATAATTCTGTTGAATCAATGAACCTGGATAAGCTACTCTTTCATCTTTATCTAAAAATTGCCTTTTATGGATATCACCTAACATTACCATATCATATCCTTGAAATGTTTCTACTGTGACTCTGTCATCTGTAACAGCAAATCCATTATCATAAAAGTGTTTATCCACTCCACCGTGAAACAATGCAACTCTAACATCACCATCTAAATTATGTGGATTAGGTAAATTATTTGTAATTTGTTTACCCTCTTTATCAATATCAAATATAGACATCACACCAAAATCAACATTATCCATTGTATAAACACCTGATTTCTTCCAATAATGTAAATTTGGTGTAATCTTCTGAACTAAATCAACAATAGGTGAAAGAGTATCTTCTCTTGATTTATTATTCAAATTACAATCGTGATTACCTGGTATAATAATCGTAGGAGCTATTTTACATAACTCTAAAAAGAAGTTTGCAACCATTCTGACTTCTTCAGGTGATGTATCTAACTTTCCGTGAACCACATCACCACCAATATAGATTGCATCTGGTTTTAAATCTTTTAATTGTTTGTATAGTTTTTTAAATACTTGTCTATATTCTACAAACCTATGTAGTTTACGAATATGTATATCTGCTAAATGTGCAATTGTTTTAATCACTTAGTTTCTCCATCTATTTGTAACCATTGTAAAATTTCCATTGTTTGTTCAATACCCTCTGTTTGAAAATATTTACAATTATCTGTTTCTTCCATTAATTTTGCAAGTGGATAATCATTGCCACCTTTTTTGGTTCTGTCACCAATGAAAATATATTCATCTGGTTTTACTAATCTTTCTTGTTCTATAATATCAAGTATTTGAGATTTATCTTTTCCCTTTGGATAAATGTCAATTGATATTTGTCCACCCAAAACAGCATCCAAATCTGGAAATTTTTCTTTAATAGCATTTGCTATTATTTTTCTTTCACTTTTTTCATTATCCCATTTAAAAAAATGTTCTCTTTGTTCTTGTGTACAATCTCTACCTACGATACTAAAGTTTACCATTGAACCTCTATCTTCAATATGATTACCATAACGATGTGGGTAAACACTATTACTTAATATTGTTCCTAATAATTTATTTAGTTTTTTTGTAACTTTAAATTTATTATCATAAATTAATTCATCATCTCTCCACATTTGATTTCCACAACAAGTAAATATAGCTTCTGCTCTATCAATATAAACTATAGGTAATTGTTCTTTTGTTTTATCCAAATCACTACCTGTAACTAAGTAATATTTATTTTTATTACTCCACTTATCAAAAAATTTAGCAAACTTTTCTGTCATTCGTAATCGTGATGGTGTTAATGTTCCATCTATATCAAATATGTATACTTTACTCATTTTTTTCTCCGTTGATTAACCACGATGATGATTGAATTTTTCCACCACCAATTCCCCATAACATTGTTACATCTAATTCTCTACAAGTAGACATTTCAGGTGTATTACCTTTAGTTCTATCTCCACCATTTGCAAAAAATATTTCATAGTCATTTCTACCAGTTGGATTATTTCCTTCCCAATCATGATTAAACATTCCACCATTATATGTAGAACGTACCTGATGTATTAAAGAACATGCTGTATCATCTGAATCATCAAACTTTACAACTGAACTTATGTATTTAATACCTTCCAAGATTTCTTTTCTTTCGTAGAACTCCATAAATGGTTTTCCTTTTTTTCTTGTCAACCATTCATCTGAATTTAATCCTACAATTACTTGATGTCCTAACCAACTAGCTTCTCTGAACATTCTCATATGTCCTTTATGAACTGGGTCAAAACCACCACTTAATATTATTACTGATTTACGCCAATCTTTATTCCAATTTCTTTGCATTACAATCTCCTCATGAAAATTAATTTTTTATCTTCTCCGGTAGGTTTTACGAATAATTTTTTTAATTGTTCTTTTGTGTTCCATTTCATAGATGATGATTTATGTTTTGGTAATCCAGCTGTTTCTCCTACCATATCCCAATTATCAGCTTTATAAACAGCACCATTATTACCACCACCAACAAAAGTAATTAAATATTTTAAATCATCACCATATTTAGATTTCCAAGCTATTGGAGCTAATTTCCGTAATTCTTTTAATATTTGTGTTCCACCATTTTTAATTGATTTCCTCATACAAAATCTCCAATTGTTAGAAACACTATTAAATACATCTTTATATTGTGATTTAGATAAATTCATATACCTCAACATATCTTTAGGTGGTGGATATACTGAAGAACCAATTCCTATCATACCAACAGCTTCAAGGGGAAATGTATCATCATTATATATTAACCAATCAATTCTTCTACCTACTGATTGATGTGATGGAACATAAGAATGGTGTTTTTCTATAATTCTTTTTACCATATTTTTTTGCACATCAGATTTAACTATTTCTAGTTTTATCAAGATAATCTACCTTTTATTATATCCGAAAATGTTGATTGTTTTGTTGTATTGACTATATCCCAAAACTTAGTAAAACCTATTTCAGATGGGTCTTTGTCTTTCATATTTAATAAATATGTTTTAATTCCATAATCCATTAAAAATTTTGATAACTTCACGGCATCTTGTTTGGCATCTTCATCCAAAGCCACATAAATCTTTTTTACTTTTTTCTGTATTAATCTTTTCACTAATGTTTTACTTGGAAACTTACCTAATAAAGGTATAACATTTCTTCTTACAGCTATAGCGTCAAATACACCTTCACATAAAACAATTGGTTCATTCCAATTTATAAACATTTCAAAACACACAGTATCTTTTGACATTGGTGGATTTTTGTATTTTAGTTTAGAGTTAGGAAACATATCTCGTGCGATAAAGTAATTTAGTTTACCATCAGCATCATAACTCGGTATAATGATACGATTAGCGTAACCATTAGAAGAACAAAAACCTATTGAATAACGAATAATATCTATACCCGTTATACCTCTCCGTTTCAAATAAGCTATTGCATTCTTATGTAATGGGTCATTAGATTTTTGCCAAAGTGGTTGATAACATTGAGGAAGAGAAACATTGTATTCTGTTTTTTCATCCTTTTCTTGTTTGATACCTTTATAATCACCAAGTATTTTCAATACCTCTGATATGATTTGTTTAGGTGCGTTTATTTTACGAAGTAATATACCAATCTTATGTCCACCAGTATTACAAACCCAACAATGCCATTTTTGTGTTTCTGTATTTACTTGTAGTTTCTTTTTATGATGATTACAAAAAGGACAATGAAATGCATGTTCACCATTTTTCATCTGATGACTTTTATATAACACTTTTTCTAATAATTTAACTAATTCGTATTTATACATTTATACCAATATAAGATAAAAAAAATAATAAAACAAGCTTTTTTTTATTTATTTTAATTTTTTATCCGTGTAATTCTTTGTATTTAATAAGGGCTAGTTCTTTGGCTTTAGCTTCTATCATAATATCTACACGATTACCATAAGTGTCGATATAGTCAAGTACATAATCTGAGTGTGCCTGTGGTCTAATCTTATCATCTTCTTGTTCTATACTACGAGATTCAGAATAGTGTACAACAGGTACAATGTCAGTAGGCCAAGTAGATATAGCGACTTCTAACGCATCTTCTTCTGATAGTCCACCTGTACAGAAACGATGATGATGATAATCAAATACAATCGGTATACCAATAACTTTGTAAACACCTTCATACAAATCTACAACGGAATACATTGAAGCCTTATCATCGTTTTCTACCGTCAATCTTGATTTAACTGAATTAGGTAATCGTTCAAAGTTCTTACAGAATCTTTTCATAGCAGAAACCTTATCACCATAAGCACCACCGATGTGTATATTAATCTTGTTGTATGGTGTACGAGATAATCCCATCATATCAAATACTGCACCATGTATTGATAAATCTTTAACACAATTCTCAACGACATGTTCATGTGGTGATGTCAATACATTGAAAGGACCTGGATGAGATGTGATACGAATACCATTCTCATCAGCAAACTTACCACATTCACCTAATGTAGCAACAATTTCCCAATGGTCTGGTAATTCATCTAATTTGTATTCAGAAGCCCATGGTATAAGGTCTGAGGATAAACGAAAAAAATTAATACCATTATCTTTATTCCATTTAAGTATAGTAAGTAAATCTTTACAATTTTGTAAAGCTAATTCAGACGCATAAGGTAAACCTTTTTCGGTAAATGTTCGTTTAATCATAGAACGATTAGTAGTAATTTTTGGTTTACATTTGGATAAATTCATGTTGATACATGCATAACCTAATTGATTCATATTTGTAACCTTTTTATTATTTTTATGTGACATATACATAGTATAATATAAGAAATATTATATATTTAAGTCAAGCTTTTTTTTAATTACTATTAACTTGTTTTTCATATATATCTTCTACCCAAGTAACGGGAGAATAACTATCTACTGGTATTGTTAATTTTCTAGCCTCTGTTGTATTATTATAACCAATGGCATCTACAGGTATTTCTAACTTATCAATTAAATTTAAATTTTTAACTACAATGTTTTGAATTTTAGATATTAAATTATTATTAAATAAAGGTAAAAATGGATTATTATTTAAATACAAATTAATAAAAAGGTCGGGTATATCTGAAAAACAATTATTTCCTCCAATTGATAAATCGTCATATGTCATAGATATATCCAAAGCTTCTGAATTATAACTATCATCATTTTGATTATAATTTAAATTATTAGTATCTATTTCAACTTCAATAATATAATTATTTGTAGTAACTTCAAAATTATTTTTATAATTATTTAAATCATTTCTATCAAATCCATCTTCTTCACTCGTTGGATTTAAATCACATGCAGAATTAAGACAAGTTTGAGGATAAAACGCGAATGGTAGTGTAAATACCGAAAGCACAGAGGCATAAGTAGAAAACACACTATAACAATCTGGTACAATTAATTCAAAGCCTTCACAACTAGCTTCAGTAGCCCAAAAAGTAAAAGGAACATTTAACTCTATATCTTCAATATGTAACCTCAATTTCAATATTCCTGTATCAATATATTCATTTATATCAACATTTATGTTTAAATTATAATCCATTTCTGCAAAATTAGAGTCAAAAAATAAATCACAATTGAATGTCGAAGTAGAGCCTTCAATTGCTGATGTATTGATGTCAAACTCACTAAGCATTTCATCTACAGAGTCTCTAATAACCTTATTAAATAAAGAGGTTATGGCTGCGTTTAAAATACTAAATGAACCATTCTGTATAGGAGTATTGGGAACAAGTAAACCATTAAATGAATTACTTAAATACTCATACATATCTACATTTTGTTGATAGAAAGTTGTCATGTAGTAAAAATTTGAAGAATTAGGTGGAGTCCAAATCTGTCCTTCATCATAATTAAAATATTTTGTATATGAAAGACCTGGATAACTTTGTCTCCTCCAATTATTTGGATTGTTTATACCTTCTGTATTACCTGGAGAGAAAAAGCCTTTTAAATTCCATAAAGTACTATTAATTGATGTAATCCCAGCTCCACCACTTAACTCCCCTCTATTACTGATATCTAATCCATCACTAAATTCAGAGTTAGTAAATAATATATTATGATTAAAAGATCTATGAGTATCACTTAATCCGGGTGCACCTAAACCGATAACTTCCATTTTAAGTGCTCTAGACCAATAATCCATATCTCTACCAAATGCTTTATCTTTAGAAAATTGCCAACCACCAATTGATTTACAACCAGAAACAACAATATTAGAATTTAGTTGTGAAAGTGTAAAATTATGTCTACCTCTGTGTCCTTCACAATTTTTAAACAATATATCATTTGAAAGGGTGGAAAGAAATAAATATCCATTACTGTTTTGTCCTCTATTTTGTGGATTTTTTAATATACAATTTTTAATGGTTATATTTGCACTATCAACAATATTAATACCAACGGATTGTATATGTCTTTGCCAATGCCCTTGTTGATAAGAAAAATCTAATGGTAAGTTTTCGTTTTCTGTAAGATATGTTATCATATCTGTAGCTGCTTCATAATATATATCATATAAACTATAATCATTTAATTGATTTATTCCACCAGTAAAATAATTATCGAATACAGGTGCATTAACTATCCCAAGTTTTGCAAATTCTTCTATTATTGTTGTAACATCACCTTTTGGGCGATCTCCTCCGAAGAAACCTGGATTTGTCCAAGTTTGATATTGCCATGGATGATTAACACCATCATTAAACACTATTTCACCGTTTAAATCATATCCAATTTCTCCACTTGTATCAACACCTACAAAATAATCACTTGGAGCAAATGAATGGACATTTTCAATCCAACTATTAACAACATTGTTAAAATATATGATATTTGTCGCGTTATTCTTCCAAGCTTCATCATAAGATCGATTAGCATTAGATATATTTAAATCCATTATTCCAACATTTTCTACAAGTCCTCCAGCTAATTTTCTAACTTTAGGTCGATGAATATGATTATCTTCAAAATAATTTGTACCTAAACTATCCTCATGATGATAACCACCTTCATAAGCTTCCTTTAACAATTTAATAAAAGATGTTGGTAATGGACTTTTAAAATAAAGTTTGTTTCCTTCTATTCTGTCTATTTGCTTTTTATAATTATACGTTACTGGAGCTCCAGTATCTAAAGTAAATGTTTCATCATTTTCCCAATCATCACCTTCCATATTCATATAATTTATAAAATTTGGCCATAGGCTAAATTCTATAACTATCCAACCAGTATCATTAAAATTGTTATCTCCATCAATGGTTATATAATTTTCAGTTATAGATGTTATGGGAGCTCCATGTATATATGATAACTCTTCTTCACCCCCAACTATTATACCAGATGTATTTTCATCTGAATTAAACCATAATTGTGTTAAAGGTTCTCCTACAGGACCTGTAACTTCGCCTTTTAAAATAATGTTAGATTTTAATTCAATAGGTGTTTCAAATTCAAAAGAGTCTTGAGAAAAACAAACAACACCTCCATTAGAATTTTCAGATAATTCATTTATTAATCCATTTAAAATACCAGTATCACATACACCATCAATATTACAAGGACCCGTAGAAAATTCTTGATATGTTCCCTCTATGTATTGTACATAAGAACCAGGAGTAATTGTTAAATCACATGAAAGATTTAAATTTTCTGAAGTTGAACCATTGTAATTTCTCCCAACCTTTGAATAATCAGGAATAAGTGGTTCGGTTGTTATGTTTTGAATTTGATTTATTATATCCAACACATTAATCGTATTATCTTGATTAACATCAGCAGCCCATTGTTGACATGGTGTATACTCAACATCACCTAATGTATTCTGAACCATCACAATTAAGTCTACAACATTTATAAAACCATCACCATTTATATCTCCCAACTCATACCCAAGTTCTTCAATACATTGTAAAGGACAAGAAGCATCAATAAATGGATAAGTATCACATTGTTCGTCTGTAAAAACTTGCCTTGAATCTATTAATGATTTATATATTCTTCTTAACTCATTTGTAGACATTTTTTGTAATTTATATTTTGGATATTTATTTTTCATGATTTTGTATTTTTAAAATTAATTGAATAAGTTTATTTCTTTCATCATCTTGTGAATTTAAAATTTTATTTATTAGTTTTCCTTTTACTCTTTTTTTACGAGTTCTTTTTTTATTTTGTTTTAATCTCATTTCAAGTTTTTTAAATAAGGTTGTTAACTCTTGTTTGGTATTTTTTATACGATTGTATGAATCTGTATTCATATTAAATGAATCTTCCATATCTTCTTTTGATGCTGGTTGTCCTTCTTCTATAACTTCCATGAATAAGTTAGTGGTTTGTTCATCATTTAAAATCATATTTACAAGTTCAATAATATCTAATATATCAACATTTCCATCTTGATTTATATCACCATAAGAATACCACTGGTGTTGAAAACCAGACATACCATCATCTTCGAAAGCAGCACATTGTTGTGATGTTGTTGGAAATGGTAATAAAGGATTATCAATAGACCATGTAACAAAATCATAATCATTATCTTCACAAAACGATTCTAATTCTTCTGGACAATATAAATAACACAATCCAAGTTCATTTGGGAAAGCTTGATTGTTTAAAATATATTGAGTTAAACTTATTACATCTAACACATTAATTACACCATCTTGATTTATATCTCCAATAATTTCATTTTGAAATGGAAGACCAATACACTCTCTTTGCGGTATAAGAGCGTCATCGTTATAATCAGCTTCTGTTCCATAAAACCACATATTGGTGTTTGCACCATCACAATGCCCAAATGTAACATCTCGTAGTTGTGAACCTATATCGTAAATTTTTTCTCTTTTTCTTAAAAATGTTAAGTTTGGATTTGCTCTTGAACTTCCAGGTTTAATTTGACTATTTGTGTAAAACCTATATCCTCCTGTTCCACCACCAACGGAATAATTCATAGAACGTATGACAGATCTACATCCAGGAAATTTATGTGGTTCTAAATTATCATCATAAGATTCACATAACATGCCGCCACCAATCAAAGGTGAATCTTCTTTATATACAGCATTGTCAGGAAAACAACAAGTATTATTAGTAGCATTATTATAATGTATCCTTAATTCAGATGGTGTTATAGTGTATTCACCTCTAGCGTTACCATTCATTGAATGCCATTTTCTATTAGATCTAAAAACTGGTAAAGTTTTATAAGAAGATGAGGTATCATCATCAGGGTCTGAAGATATTTGCATATCTATACTCCAAACTCTATCAGTAAAACATCCATCTGGTGCACCTTTTAAAAATGGGTGAAAATCCCATTTCCTAACATAAAATTTACCAGGAATCAATTCTCCTGTTTCTGAACCTACTACATTTTGATATCTATATCTAACACCATGAAATCCATCAACTAAATCATTCATTGATATCGATTCTTGACTGACTGGATTTCCTATTTCTAAATAAGTTCCAGACCTATAACCAAGTGTTATGGCTGAATGAGCTTGATTCCAACTCCAAGAACCTGGACACAATCTTCCTGCCTTTGTTAAAGCTGTACCAAAGTTACCATCAGGATAAAGATATATTAAAGTATAATATGGATTTTCTTCATCACATAATGGTTGTTCTAATGTTTCATCATATTCCCAAAATGAACCAGCATAATTTTCTATACCAAGTTCTTCTAAATTTGCACACTCCCATTCCGTAGCTTCTATTGTGTAAACAGTAGTAACAACATCTTCTATTTCTTCCGTATCATCTACCAATGAATCTCCTGAGGGAGGTGTGTCAAATGGATCAGCATAATCAGGCGTTGGTTCATCAGGTGGAAGAGTGGGATCTCTAAAAGTGGTTTCTATAACTTCATATGTACATATACCTCGTGGTGGAGCACAAAAACCATCATCACTCCAATAAAACATTTTCATGTATATAGTATCACTCCAATCATAAGTGCACGAACCATCATCTATTGTTTTTTGGATACCATAATTGATTGCAAATGGATTAGTACAACCGATACATTCATTTGGAGCTGGTTGATCTATTGGATAACATACACCGCAATCATCTATATCATGAGTTCCTGCAGGACAATCACAATATGCGTCCTCTTCACCACAGGTTTGAAAAATCCAACCTGGTCCTGGATCTTCACAAAAGAAAGTACCCTGAAAAACTCCGTTTATAAAACAACAACCAATTCCATCTCCATCTGGATCTGGAAAGTATCCTAATAATTCAACAGAACCATCACACGAACATTCAGCTCCAGGATCTCCGAGATATGTACAACACCAATTTTCTACCCCATCTTCCGTAGTACAAGTAAAAGTAGCGTCTGGATCATAATTACATGCCGATTCATCAGTGCAACCTGTACACGACCAACCATCTCCGCCACATACACCACATTGATCATAGTTTAGTGGGCAATCATCACAATCACCATCACCATTAAGTACATATAAATTTGGATCTGGATTGTTACAAGCTTGAACAACTAAATCAGGACATCCAAAACCATCACCGTCCGTATCAAGATAATATAACAAACCATAATAACATGCTCCATTATCATCGGTTGCTTGACTATCATAATTACATGCGGTAGGGTCAGTACAACCAAGAAAAACATAACTACATGAATCATCATGCCAAAATGCATTGGGATTATAATTTGCAGCTTGTGGATCCATGCATCCTGGTACATCATAATACCCACCATTTCCTATATATTTACATTGACCATTACATCCGAAAGGATATTGTTCTTCAGGACACATGTTTGAATCACCTGGATTATAACAACCTCCACCACCTAAACCTAAATCATTAGTGACACAAATCGTATCTTCAGGACAAATTCCATCATTTGGATTAGGACCTGGAATACACTCACCTGGAGGGTGATAATTTTCTATTGTACATGGTGGTCCATTTTCTCCAACACAACCATCATAATCATTGTCATATTGTCCACACCAATTTCCATCAAATTCAAAAAATTCAGGATGTGAAGGATGACATGGATGGTTGGTTATAAAATCAGTACAAACACAATCAAAAGTTTCTTCTTGTACACTACCATCACAAGTTGAATAATCAGGTTCAAAATAACAACTACATGCAGGATCTCTATCACCATCACCTCTTTGAAATTCTTCATCTCTATAATAATCATCAAAATTATTATTTAAATTTGGTGTAGTGTTTTTAGTATCTTTTCGACAAACACCTATACAAGGACTTTTAAAATCACTTCCACATTCATGTGTATTTTTTAATCTTTCATTTTTTCTATTATTATTATCGTATTCACACCTATAACCGATATCACAAATCTTATAAACACCATCACAATCTACTTTTAAATCTTTAATATCTTCACATACACAATTTCCATTACCTTCATCATAACAAACTGGTTCAAATCCTTCATGACAATTATTTAGTACAGGAAAAAAATTATATTGTTCTACCCCAAAAAATTCTATATCTGAAACAGAGTTAAGATACCTATCTTCGACAGTCCACAATCTACAGAAACAATCTCCTGTATTATATTTTTTCTTTACTTTTTTATTTTTTTCCATTAATGTTCTCATATAAAGACATTACTAAACCATCGTACATATCGATGTTCCTTTTATCCCATAATCCTGTTTTTGTTTCTTTACACCATTTTGATGTGTTGTACATTTCTTCAATTTTCATTTTGACTAAATCTTTAGCCTTTATTCCTTTGACTCTAGCTTTCCCAAACACTTGTTTTCTAGCAGTCATTGGATTTATACTATGTACATTGAAATCAAAATTTTCTAACATAAAACACAATATCGCATTAAATTTTGCTAATTTAATTATTGTTTGTTGTGATGTTCTTCCACCCATAAATCCTGAAAGATTATCTTCAATATTAATATCCATTACTTCATCAATATAATCGTGTTGATTTAATGTATCAAGTACTTTCTGAACCTTATCTTTGGGTGTTTTCTCTTTTTTGATGTCGATGAATCCCATATCGATAATTTTTTTATCTTCTGTGAATGCGTATCCAACACAAGTTGTAGATGCATCTAATCCTAATGAAACCATATTTTTCTCCTAAAAATCTATACTAACATCAAAAACTAAATTAACATCATCTCTTTTCTCAATAGGTTGACTTAATCTTGCTGTTATTATTAAATCATTATTTTCATCATACAAACCTATAGAGTTAATATAAGGTCTCCAATCAGTGCTACCAGATATATTATCATTTAATAGTGAAGAATTTGAAAGTTTAAATGGTGGTTGAGGTCCATAATCTGTCGAAGTAACAGCACTTGTAATTGAAGGGTCACTTTTCTTTATAGTTGGATTATTTGTCATATTAAATTCGTTAGCATTTAATTTTAAAGTGTAAGTTCTTGTATATATATTTTTTACAGATTCAAAATTCATAGTAAAAGATTGAAGAGCTTCATTGTATTTAACACTACCAGACCAAGAACCTGTTGTTGTTAAAGCTACTATTCCTTCTCTATAAAATATGTTTCCAACATAATTTTCTGATGATGAAGCGTTATTTGCACTTTGTGATATTCTAGCGTTGGTTGAATATAAATTACCATAACCATCATCTTTTATAATAATGTTTTTATTTTCTTGTGTGTTATCAGTTAATTTAAAAGTTGTTCTTCGTACACCATCACCCAAATATAGTTGTGGTATATGTGTAAAAACACCTACTTTTTCACCATGAAATTTATGTCTAAAAGTTGGATGTCTATAAATGTTTTCCTGTGAATTAACTGGAGAATTTAATCTATTAGAACCAGTTTGATAAAAATTAGCTTTTAAAAAAAAGTAATTATTAGATTGAGTTATCTGAGTAGATGTTTGAGTAATTGGGTGGTTAAAATATCCTGAATGGGATTGAAATTGATTTTTAACTTCAACCCCATCAGAAACTAATTTACTTGATGTTATAGTATGACTATGATAAACTTCTTCAGTTCTAAAACTTATATCAGAGGGATTAATTGATTTATAAATAGACATATCATGACTTTACAACTTAGTATGTCATATTCACTTTAATCACTGCTTCGTTTGAAAAGTTTTTCTCGACCGGTGAACTTAACTTAGCCACTGCTATTAAATCTTGTGAGTTATCATACAAACCAACCTCTGTAATAAATGTTGTTGGATTAGTTACATAACTCGGATTTGTAAACACATTATTACTACCACTAGTAAAAGTTGGGTTGTTTGTATAATTAAACTCATCAGCTCTAGCTCTACAGAAATAAGCGTTAGTAGTTACTTCTTCTTCACTTCTGAATTGATGTGTAATATTTGTTGCTCTACCATTAGCGTCACCTGCTGTAGACATACAATCCATAAGTTTTAATATGTTGTTAACACCTGGTGCTGCAGCGTTTGTAGATCTATTTAAAGTACCAAATCCATCTTTAAGTGCTGTTGAAGCACCTGAACCTGTACCTGGTAAACTTGAAGAAAGTTGATTACCATCTAGTGCTAAAACACCAACATTGGGGAAGAAATGTCCAAATACTGTAGATACAGAATTGTTACCTTTGTTACCAGCCGAACCACTAATAATATTAAATCTTGGTCCTACAGGTGTGGAAACTTCTGTTTCGTATGCTGAATTATCTGTTAAATGAAGTGTGATACCAGCGTCACCTGCAGTATTTGAACCTGTCAATTGTAATGTCCAATTCTTTTTATTTAACCTATCCTTCATCTGTAATCTTTCAGCAGTTACAAAGAAAACATCATTAACTCTATTTGAAACAATCGCTGAACCAGAAAATACAAAGCCAATTTCTTCTTGTTGATCTGGATCTAGGAGATAATTTCCAAATTGTCTGTAAACGGCTTTGGTTTGACCAACTGTATCAGTTGAACCAGAACCATGAAAGTTTCCATAAGCTATACTTAAATGGTCTTTAGAGTTATATTGTAAATTTACATAATATTCACTTTGTCCTGTTGATAGAGAAGCAGAAGATAAACTTCCACCACCTAGTTGCCCTAATCCACCATCAAAAAAACCAAATGTGGTAATAAAGGTTTCTGTAGTTTCATCGTTATTTAAATCAAATTCTTTTAGAATCATCGTATTGTTCTCCTAGTTTCCTATTTTAATTCTATAAGGTGCCTATTACTTTTATAGAACCAAAAGCTATTTGGTCTGTTTTATGACCTCTTACTGAGTAAGTGACTGTAATATCATTCTGAATAGCTCTGGCCTTTACTTTCAATCCTTTATCTTTATCAACATTATCAAATTGAAAAACTGTTGTATATTGTGAATCAGGTAATAATAATCCACCAGCATGATGTTGTATATGTGCTGATCTATCTTTTGTTGGCTGTCGTTCAAAAATAAATGGTCCAGCGTTATAAATTGTTATAGAATAATTTTCACCAGCTTGGTCAAATTTATTTGTTTTTGGTCTAATGAAAATAGCTGCTTGTTCTGTTGTATCAGTTATAGTAAAATCTTCTGTTACAATATTCGGAATAAAAACAGTGTTTCTTGGCATAGTTGTTAATGTATATCTCATAGAAACCAAATTGCTGGCATTAGCTTCAAGTTGTGGTAATCGTGTAATAGCTTCACCATATGAATTTGAACCACTTGGATGGTCTGCATTATACAAGTTGTAATCTATACCAGTATCACCGAATGTATAAAATCTTATTCCTAATTGTCCGTTTTCAGCTAACTTTCTTCTTCCGATATCTGTTAATAGTGCGTCAACTGTAATTGTTGAACCATCTAAATATCCCATTATATTCTCCTAAATTTGCAATTTTTTTTTTGTTTACTGCTCGTAAAAATATTACTATTAATTCTTTATTCATTAATAAATATAAACATATTTAAAAAATGCAGTTATTTTTATTTTTTCATTTTTTTATTTTTTAGTAATTGTTAATGTTTTTGATGTATTTGAACCACCAACTTCTACTGAATAAGCTTGAGATTCTGGTAAAACATCATATTGAGCATTTTTATTATTTGGTAATTTAAAATTCGGAATCCTTGATGATGAAAATTCATTACCACTACTATCTAACTCTATTTGTGTTATAGAAAATTTATTATCATATAAAAATCTCAATTGATTATCTCTTAAACTTGGAAAATTACTATAATGATTTGTAGGGTATTCTAAAACTCCATTATTATCTCTATAGTAATTAGTTCTTCCTACAGGTCTTCCAGGTTCAGTTGAATCTGAATTATTATATAAAGTTTTGTAATTATATTCTTTATCAGCATTTGTCACATTTCTAATTTGATTTCTAAAGAAATATTTTTTATCAGAGTAATCTGTAATATTTTGGTATCCCAATTCAGCGTTAACAGATTGTGATACATGTTCAATATCACCAATCAATTCAAATATAACTCTATCTTCGTATCTATAAATATTATTATATGTGTCACTTATTTTATGACTACTTCCACCAATAAACCATAATGGGTCATAAAAATGTAAATCGTTTACACCTCTACCCCACATATCTGTTATTTTTGATAAACCATTTTTATAAGCCATTCCACTTTTAAACACACCACCATTTATATTATAATTTGCTCTACCCAAAGATACATTATCTCCAAACTGATTAGTATCATAATTATTAGCAGACATACTAACAGTATTATCTATATAATCAATATTAAAGTTATAATGATTTTCATTATAAGCACCACTTTCACTTAATTCAAGTAAATTGTCAATTTCAATTGTTAAATAATTTTCATTAAATATACCAGAACTAGAATATGATAACTCTGTATAAGGAAGATTTTTTTCATAAAAGTTTTCATTATGTGTTCCTGAGTGTGATACATTATTTAAAGATATGGTATCAATATAACTAGGTTTATATTTTGCAGATTGTGATAGTTGTGGTGTATTAATCATATCAATATTTACAATATGTGAGGGTGTATATAAAGCACTCTGACTTAATATATTATTATTTGACAAATCGTAAGTATAATAATTTTGGTTGTAAACCGCACTTTCACTTAATATTGTATTGTTTGAAAGTGTGGCATTGTATTGATTATTATTATATACAGATGATATGGTAAACTGCATAGATTGGCTCATAACATCATTACTACCATAATTTTTATTTAAAAGTCCACTCCAGGTTAAAACATCAGTATCATCTATAATAGCTTTATGTATATCAATAATTTCAGAATCTTTAAGTGAAGAACTATCAAACATACTTATATATCCGTTACGATTAGGGTCTAAATATGATTGATTAAATGATATATCGTCTATCACTTTAAATACATCAGCGTTATAAGTTTCTAAATACTTAGATGATGATAAACTAAATAGTAGTTCATTATAATCATCAAAAGAATGATGTGGATGTTTTAACAAACCATCGTATGAAGGTTGATTTTCTACAGTATGTTTTTTGTGTTCATATTTTACCCTATCTAAAATATCAGGTGTTATTCTTATACCTGATTGGTAATCTACTCTTGCTGGAAATATCTGTGGTAATAAATTAGATATTAGTGGATTAAATATACCACTATCAACATGAGTTCTTATATATTTATTTATATCAACGATTACACCCCTTAATAAATTTTTTCTAATTGAATCTAATTCTTGATAGTTTGGTTCAAATAAATCTGACCACTTCGAATAGTATTTTGACATATCTTTACCAGATACACTATTTAATATATAATCATTAATTTTATCTGATGGTGATTTATACAATTCGATTCTTTTTGAATTTTGTTTTTCATTAAATCCATAAGAGGTAATAGAACTTTCTTGTTTTGGATGTAAATCACGAATCATTTCTTGTTTACTTCCCACAGTTATCATTCTATTATTTTTTTGTAAAGCTGGTGCATTTTTTGTTCCAAACTTAGATATGTTTACAAATTTTCGTTGTGAAATTTGTCCTAAACTACTTGATACTATTATAGTTTTAGTAAAATTTGTTGGTGTACTTTTTAATCCGTATGGATTAGCATCGTTTATAGTTAATGTCGTAGACCCAGATACTATTTGTTCATTTAATCTAAATCTATAATATAAATTATTATGTGAATCTAATATTTCATTTCCAACTACAGACATTGGATTTAATACATGTTCTCTAAATATAGATTGACTTAATGAACCACTCCATACTCTTACTTCTGCAAAAGAGCCTGTAAAATCTCTACCTAAAAGTAAATTACCAGTTGTACGAGTAGCGTTTGAAGAACTCCAATTAGCTAATTGAGTAACATTATTTACAGTTGAGGATGTTGTTTCAAAGAAAGAAAATCCATCACCATCAACTGATTTTTTTCCTACAGTTAAACTAAGTGATGCAGAATATTCACCAGTTGGTGATGTTAAATCTTTTTTCTGTAACATCACATTTATAAAATTTGAACCATCTTTTATTGGTAATTCTTTTGTTTGAACTACATGTGTTATTCCAGCTGCTGATGGTGTAGCTGATGTATTCATTCTTAATTGTATAGACCCATAATCATTTGTAGAACCTGGTAATAATCTCACATCCCAAAAACTTGAAGTTAAACTACTTCCCCCAAAATGACTTGATATCAACTCTTGTGTATTAGTAGTTGGTTTAGATAAAAACATAAATTCTATCGTATCATCTGGTCCAACACCACCAACATTTGCAGAACTACCCCAATCTAAAGGTATTACATTACTACCCTCAAGATTAAAAAATCCAAATGGAACCGTTTGTCTTTGATATGAATGATTTCCAACAAATCCATCTAAATTATTAGGTGTATTACTATTACCAAAAAGCTTCATAGAATGTTCCATAGCTGATTGATAATTAACACCACCATACTCATTTACATTTAATACTTCAGATGGATATCCTAAACAATTTAACAAAGCATTTAAACTATTTTTAGTACCTTTTGATTTGTATATGTAGATTAAATTATTTAAAGTTCTTCGCCATAAATTATCTGTAATTGTTTTATTAGAAGCTGCAGAACCTGAAAACTGATTATAATAATTAGATAAACTTCCACTAAATGGATTTATTAATTCCCAACCCAAGTTATCAGCTAAAATAGGTAGTAAATTTTCAGGTGTAGAAAAATTATCACTGTAACTTCTTTTATAAAAATTACTATAATTATCAATATAATTTCGTATTAAGTCAAATTGTTCTCCCCACATATTTACAAATGTGTGTAAATTTTCATAATCAGTATCTTCTATAAGTTTAGTTGGTAGATTATTTTTTAATGAGTGTATATTTTTTTCATCATAAGTTGTAGCTAACGAATACAAGTTATTATACCAATTTTGCCACTCCGTAGAACCTGTTGAATAAACTTCACCAAAAGGTAAAGCTTTATCTGGATTTTTTAGAGTAATTTTTATATCTGTTATAAAAGATGATGTTATCGCAGTGGCACCTGAGGTATTTTTCAAGTTTAAATTAAAATACTCACCAATTGGTAGAATAGAGCCTGTAAATGGATGACCACTACCAGTCAAAAATGTTCCAAATTCATTATAATTATCATCCAATAATATAGGATAACCTGTACCCGTAGAACCAGATATTGACGCTGAGAAAACTTTTTCTGTACTACTTAATACTTCCCAATAATCTGAATTTCCAAAATTATCATAAACCGCATCAATACTGCCTTGATTATCGGCATTCATAGCTGAACCAGATGGTCTCCAATATGATTGTGAAGCTTCAAATATGAATCTACGCCATTCACTTCCTGTAAGTTGTTGTTCTAATATTCTATTCCGATACAAACAATCATCTGGTGATTTTATATCTCTAGAATTTGCTATTAAACCTCCATTTGTGTTGCTCCATTTAAATGGTTCAGATAAACTATTACCAGCTACTTCATCACCTTTCATAAGAAAGGATAAATATACAGAACCACTATAATTATAAAAAGGTGGATCTTGTGTAAAATATTTATCTTCAAAAACTTTTGTTTTAAATCCCAAACTCGGATTTTGTAACTTATGTACTAATCTAAAACCATCATAATTATTAAGTTCAGATGCATCTGCCATGTTGACAGGTACTTGATGTGCTAAATTTGAACCTATGTTAGGTGCAGAATATGAGCCTGAATCATCACCATAATATAAAAATTTTTCATATGGTGTAAATGTTTGTTTAGTTATCAATATTTTACCGAATAAATCTTCTCTTCTTTTTCTTATATGACTTCCAGTTTGATGTAAAGATTCTGATAATTCATTTAAATAATTTTCTATTTTAACAACTTTATCTTTAAAATTAGAAACTTTTGATTTTGCTGAACCAAATAATACATGATTATTAAAATCAGAAAAATCTATTTTTAAATTTTTATAATCATTGTTATTTTCTAATTGTATAAAATCTATATCGGTATTATTAATTGAAGCTGTAGCTAAAAGTTGGTTATAATTCTGATAATTGTCATCATGGTAATTATCAGTTCCACTCCATGCGTCTAAATCAGGAGTTAAACTATTACCAATAACTGTTCGTTTTACATTACTAACATAATATATATTTTCTTGATGAGTTGGTAAAACTTCTTTTTGAATATTGACATCACTTAAAGTTGTTATATTAGTTGGTACAGGATCATTTAATCTTATCACTATTGTAGTTTCATCTAAAGATTCCGAATCAAAAGTCCAATTAACTATTGGTAGGTGAACTGATTTTTCAAAAGTTACGAGATAATCAAATTCATAATAACCATATTGGACTGCAAGTGAATCATTTAAACTTCCCAATCCACCAACTAACCCATAATTTCTATCCGAAAAGTTTTTTACAAATATTTCATCATCAAAATTTATAATATCATTATTAGCATTTCTGGCTATTAACCTTATTTCTTTTCTTGAGGGTGATATCTCTTTTATATAAAATTTAGCTCCTTGATAACCCTCTATAGATTGATATGAAGCTTCTGTCCATTGATAACCAGTCCAAACATTTGGTTGTTCTCCTTGACATAAAGCTCCATCATCTCCACAACATTCAATTTCAGTTATAAAATCGGTAACACCTTCATCACCAAAATAATCACATTCACCAAAAGATGAACACTCCTCTTCTGAAGCGATAGTTTCATTTTCATCACCTATTGGACTATTACAACCACCCTCAATTAAGTTATAAAAATTACTAAAAATATCTCTTAAAAAATCAAATTGTACAGTGTAATTATCTTCAACTACATAATTTTCATCTAATATCTCATTAATTTTAACATATATATTGTTTGCGGCATCTCTATATATTTGAAATCCAGGATTTCCATTTGAATTAAAAGAATCGACATAACCAGTAGAATCTGTTGAATTGGAATTATAAAGAGTTAATTTTATAAAATCACCACTTGATTCAGAAAATACGTAAGATACTGTATCTCCAGTACCTGATGTAATTAAATCTAATTGTATATCGTTAAAATTTTCTATTATTGTTGCCATAGATTATAAAGCCTTATCATCATCATTTACAATTCTTGGTAGTTTCATTTCAGTTTCTCTCCTTATTGGAGTATCTTTAGATTGTTTACTTAATTTGTAATCACCAATTAAAATTCCTTTATTACCATTACCACTCGTATCAATTACAACCCTTCCATCTGATTCACCCATATTTAATTCAAGTAAACATTTTCTGGTTACATGTGGTGGATGTACAGCGTCATCTATAAATATTGAACCAACAGAACTTTCTTCAGGATATTTAGCTACAGAACCATTCCAATACCAAAATTCATTATATTTATAAAAATCATTATCTTTTTTAGGATTAACAAAATTTTCATACGAACTTTCTATACCTAAAAGTTTTGGTATATCAAAAGAACCATCTTTAAAATATCTAACTTGTTCTATAGCTGTTGACCCCACATAATCACCAATTTCTCTGTTCTCTAAAGCTTTTTCTAAATTAACTCTATCTATAACATCATCTTCAGAAAATTGTCCACCATTTAAAATTTTATCAAGTGATTTAATATATGTACTATCTGAACTTATTCCACTAATGACAGGAGTTGTATCACTAAATGGTAAGAATTTAAAATCAGGTCCACTTGTTTCTGCAAAATCCTCGATGTAAACATCATCTAATGTTAAATTAATTTTTATAGTTACAGGTTTTATACTTATTGGCATTTCAATACCAGCATCATTTTCAATCACAGATAGTACGATAGCTTTTATAACTTTTACACCAGGTTCATTATATTGATGTGATAAAAAGTTTGGTTTCATTACTTCCGATGTATCAAAAACATCCATTGGGATATATGTATTATTCAATTGTTGTTCTAGTTCTATATCAGATTCACTAGTAGGAAATACTAATGTATCAAAATCATCATCCTTTGATGAATCAAAATTCCAATTAACAACAAACATTTTAAGTTTTTGCATATAATCTATCGTGTTAGTATTATCGATTGATGTATTAATAAACTCATAAACTTGGTCTGATATTACAGAAGCTTCAACCGGATTAATATCAAATCCATATTCTCCAGGATATACACAAGAACCATCATCTATCTCTGCTGTTGGTGAATAATTTATAGCTTCTGTATCTGTACATCCACTATAATTATAAGTACAATAATCTGCTGTTGTTTCACCTTCGGGTATATATGCATTACTATTATATTGATCTCCAAATATGTCTGTACAACCAGGATACCATATAATATAATCTACATCATTATAGTTGTCTAATTTTTGTTGAACATATGGCTGCCAAGTAAATTGTGTATCCAGCCATTCAGGTCTAAGGTCATAATTATAGAGTCTGTTGTAAGTGTGAGTAATACTTACTCTTGGAAAATAATTTCTACCATATTCATCTTTTTCATATCTCCAATTTATACCACCAGGATTATTATTGTTAAAATACTCATTATCCGTTCCCTCAAACATAAAGTTTTGATAGTGTACATCTTGTTCAGGTGTTATAGTAAATTGAATTTCATCACCATCATTTAATCTTAATTGGTTAGTAAGACCATCACCATTATTCAAATCTAAATATAAAGGTTGTGTACCATTACCTAAATCTATATATATTTCAAACACAGGATCTCCTGTTGGCCAACTTTCATATAAATAACCATAATCACCGAGAAAATCATCTATATAATCTTCCCAATTCCAATAAGCTGTTAGTTCAAATGTTATATCATCAGAATATAAACACCCGCCACTTTCATAACCTAAACTACAATCAGTTTCAGATTTAAATTCATATTCAAAATGTTGATTTATTTTTTGTACAAAATTAACATTTGGTGTAGAACCATAAAAACAACACTCTGGACAATCTAAAGTAGCTTCAGGATTATAATTAGTTGCATTTGTATCCATACAACCATATACCCATTGACTGCTATCAATATCATAGTTGGAACAATCAACTTCACATACACAAGGTATTTGATGATCACCATAACAAGGTTCTTGAACAGGTTCACTTGGAGAAGCTCCAGAAGTACAAGAACATGAGTGACTTAGTCTAACTCCTCCTTGACACCAACTAGTACAATATCCTGGTCCGTTACTACAACATTCAGGTGTATCTCTTGATGAAGACCTAACTGGTTGGCCATAATCTGCATATTGATATGTGTTATATGTATTGTCTAAATTATGATTTAAGGCAGACATGGGTAATGGAATATTTGCGGCATTTGCATCAGTTAAAAGTTCAGCTCTCTCTACATACTTCTCAAAAACTTTATCGTAATAACTAACATAACTTATATTGTTTAAACCATCATTTTCAGCTATAAACATATTTAAGTTAACTATATTAGGAGCAGAAGCATAAGGTCTTTCAGGTTCTAAAAAATCATAATATTTTTGAATATAAATACCTTCTTCATAATTATCTGTTTCTCCTATAAATACATGAGGTATTGGTCTCCATGTAGTATACATGTCATCAGGTAAAATTTGTTTTCCATATAAATTACTCACACCATATTCATCAAAGTTGAAGAACGTAGGTGGATATTCAATGTTATAACCAGAATAAATTGGATCTGCATCTATTGTATATGTTTCAAGTGGTAAATCTTGTAATCTCTTTCCACCTAAGTTAAAAAAGAAATTATAATTATCAGCTTCCTCCGTTAAATCGGATACATCTGGAGCATATATTCTAACTCTTGTAAAGGCTGTACTTTTATTTTCTGTAAACCATGTTCCCTCCATATAATAGGGTGCAAATCTACCACTACCATCAGTACTACTAACACTATAATTCCCACATTCATATGTTGAGTTGTCAGACCTTATATAAGAAGATGATGAATCCAAACCTGTATCACAAAATCTTTTTGTCATTACTGTATCTATTGTACCATCTACTCCACTTCTGATTATACTTCTAATCTCAGCTGATGATATTTCTGAAATACCAAACCATGCACCTTCAACATCATCCCCACCACTTAAAGATGATGTTCCCTTAATATCTAAGTATTGTATTATTATAAGTTTCATATCTGGATTTCTCAAAAATTCAACCCACTCTGAAGAATTACCATCAATTGTTATCATGTTTTCTATATTAGAATCATTTAATACAGCTATGTTTTCATCACTCCCATTGTTAAATTCTGTTGGACCTTGATCACTAGCAGTATTTCTATATGCCCAAATATTATTGGGAGAATCATCACCATTACCATCCCATAAAACCCAACCATCTAATGCAGCATAAGATCCACCAATCTTACCATAAGTGTGATTATTACCACCCCAAGGACCATGTCCAAGTTGATTGGTATAACCCCCATCTTGACCTGGACAAGTATATTCACCCTGAAAACAAGAATTTGATTCACCACTCCAAGGACCTCTCCTCGCAAAAGGACTTTTATTTACTACGAATGCTGCTGTTGAAAAGAAATCATACATACCATCATATGTGGTAGAATCAACAACTTCTACCCACATTTGTTTATCATATTCATCCAAATAATATGGTCCACTTCCACGCATTGGACTATCCCACATAATAGAATGAAGTTCTATTCTTATTTCATTTTCTCCTGATGTCCATTGTAATTGAGATTCAAGATTAGAATTTGAAAATGGTTCTATTGACATATCCATAGTAGAATATAAATCATCCACATCAGTTTCTGTTATTATTCCTGTATCGGTAGTAAATGAATCATAATTATTTGAATGATAATATTGTCCATAACTATTTGGTGTTGGTAAATCTTTATATATTCTAAATCTTAATCTACCACCAAAAGTGCCTGTATCTACAACATTTAAATCACATGGTGGCGGACACGCATTGTTAATCTCATAATACATTTCACATGTGGTTGGTGGATTATTTTCACACACACCATCTATTTCATTCCATTGACAATTTGCATAACCCAAAGCTTCAGACGCAGCAGTATATGCATTACAGAGAGCTGAATCTGTTATGTATCCACATAATGGTGTTCCATCTCCTGTACAAGAAAAACTATCTGGTGCATATTGTGACATTAGTACGCTCTTCCTTTATCTTTTCTAATTTGTGGTAAGTTTTCAAAATCACCTTTACTTGGTATCCTTGTATCTTCATCAAATAAAACTTTATAATCACCAAAAACATAATTATATAATTCTACACCTGAATTGTTCGGTAATCTATTTTCATCTACATCTATTTCACTAAAGTTTATATCAACAATAGCTTGTGTATAAATATTAAGTAAGTTAGAAGAATAATCATCATTTAATGCCGGACTACTTTCATCATACTCATACCATAATCTATCAGGACTTCCAAATGGAATGTTATTTTCTATTAGTGCATCTATTCCAAACAAATCATCATCACCTGGTGAATCACCCTCTTCATTTACCTCACCTTGTATAAGTAAACATTCACAATCAAAAACTCCGTTAGATACAAAAATACATTGTGCATCATAACCATAATTACAATTGTAATCATCAACTAATCCTGCAGAATTACATTCACAAGTTCCTGGATCTTCACCAATCGGATTTCCTTCAACATCCCATTTTTGAGTTCCTACTTCAACTTCAATTTCTGATTTTTGAAGATTTTCTTCAGAAGAAAATTTTCCAAATAAATCAAATTTAGGTAAAACAGGATAGTAAGGTTTGACATTTTCCACTTTAATAATTTCACCAAAACCCGAATCTGAATCGGGAGGATTTATAAATTCAATATCATCTAATTGACGATGTACATTTGTTGTTCTTGATAACCACTCTTGATTAGATTCAATATCAATTTTTTTACTATGTTTTAATACTGTTGGTAGTATTTTGTTATTTTCTAACTCATCTCGTTGTAAATCTACCGAAACATACATCTCAAATAAATAATATCTACCTTGTTCCAAAACATTCAAACTTTCACCATCACTACTCCAACTTCCATCATAATAAGTAGAATTTCTTTTTTTACCATTTTTAATCCAAGTAATTCTTTCTACATTATTATCCCCATCAAACATAGTGTTAAACTCTTCACTACCAATCATCATATTTCCTAAATTCCAATATACTATATTATCTGATAATGGTGTATCATGTGTAGAAGTTATTTGTAAAGGTGAATTATTGTTTGAGTATTTATTAAAAGAAATATCATCATATAATAATTCACAATCGGATTCACCATCTAACCCAATACCACCTATACTTTCATCAGGTAAACATATTGAAAAAGTTTGATTTGAATTTAATATGGTATCTATCGGTTTGATAGTTAATTCATTTTCACCACCACGGCGTAAAATATTATTTAGTTCTATAGAATAATCTATAAATCCATCTCTCCAAGTTATATCATAGTTTGATGGTATTATATTTTTCCAATACCTTTTAGATCCAGGATTATCTGGATGTTGTGATAAAGCAATAGAATCATCCAATAATATTTCACCCTGAGGTTTTAAAAAATTGTGATAAAAATCATATGTTTTTTCATATGTATTTTTAAATTCATCAGAATCAAAATTTGGAATAACAGATTCGTTACCATAATGATTATTAACATAAGCTATAAATTCTGACATAGCTTTATACATTCTTAAATCTCTTGGTTCATCTAATTCAAATGTTCTATGATTTCTACTCATCTCAAATTGAAATGCATCTACATTTCCAATAAATCCTGCAGGGTCATTAGAACCACCACCATCATCTCCACCGTCATCAACAAAACTATCAGAAACTGTAGCATCAAGAGTTACAAATCTTGTAACCGTATACTGAGCACCTGCTGTAAAATCTCTTCCTATAACTATAGGTTTTTTAACTCCAGGTTCAGCACAATAGTAATTTCCATCTAAATATAGTTCCCAAGCATCAGTACAATCATCATATATACCTAAATCACATTCATTTAAATATCCAGCTAAATTATATTGATTATCTTGCCTATCTGGACAAGAATGACTATCTTGTTCCAAATATTCTCCTGCAAAATATTCATAAGCTATATTTAATCCGTCAGCATATTCATATAATCCTGAATTTCTTCTATCGTGATATCCTTCACCATCACCAATATCATTCTGATTTAAAATTTCTATCAACTTTAATAATAAAGAATCTCCATTAGGATTTTGTGGTGAAGTTAATCCTTTTCCTAAATCGGTTACCATTGATGGTGCATAAGTATCCATATCACTAAAAGTATCCCATTGAGAATCTAAACTACCATCCCAAAATCTATTTTTTATAGGTGATGCTGGACCAGGAAAATCAAAATTAAAATCATGTTCACTTAGTGGATATAAATTAAATCCTTCAGTATTATTAGAATACCAACCAAAATCAGTATATCCTTTTACATAACTACCATTTGGATCTCTATTTTTATTTGGGTAAGCCACTCCGATATCTACAGCAAATGGTCTATAGTCACCCGCTCCATGAAAATCAATAACCAATTTTATTTCAGGATGTTCTAATAGATACTCTTTTAGTTTTTTCTTAAATGGATGAAGTTGTCCTTCCATACCAGAAAAGGCTGGTGTAGCTGTATTTCCTGTTCTACCAAAATAATCATAACCAATGTAGTGATAATAATTTGGGTCATCCTGCATGTGTGTAGCTATTAACACATGTGAATTTGTCATTTTTCCTACTTGATATGCCATGGCTCCTGTGTAATAATCTGGAGCATGATCCCAAGCTGGATATTGACCATCTGGATCATAAGATAATGCAGTAGGTCTCAATGTTCTAGGACTATGTGGAGCTGTAATTAACACCGCTCCTGAACCCTCTATTAATTGAAAAGATTTATCTGGAGCTATATTAACAAAACCTAACATTTTATCCATCGTATAATCACCACGATTAAAAAATCTAACCTGATTTATATCTGCGTTACCAAAATAATTATCTTTTGCAAGTTCCCCATAACCTTTATTATACGAACCACTAACTATAGTAACAGGATTAGGTGCAGGACCTGGAAAAGGATGATCAACAGAACCTGTTTCTTGTAACACACCATACAAATTTACTGAACCCGATAATACTGGTTGATTAAAAATATTTAAAGTTGCTGAACTTTCAACTGAATATTCATTCATTTTTGCATATGCATATTCTGTATCAAGTTTATCTTGAATATATTGAAAATCTAAATCTAATTTACCACCTGTTTCTAAATAACCCAACTCTCTTTGAATAGTTCTATAATATATACTTTTATCCGAAACTCCTCCAATAGTAATATTATTTTCATCAAAGGGTAAGAATACTTCATTATCTTCATTTGATGAAATGTTTATTCTATATTTAAATTTCATGAAGTTAGACACACCACAATAGTTTTCATCATTTATTATAAATTGTCCACCAGCACTATCACAATATTCTTGATCTACTCCAAATATATTAGGTGTTGGATTGTCAAATACATTATACCATGGAGGAACAGATGTTTCATCTGTTTCATCAACTTGTGATATATAACATCTAGTTCGACAAGCTTCATCTTTATAAACATTGAACATGTAACCTGACACTTCATATATTCCTGGTCTGGTATATGTATGTTTTATTATTTTTCCAAATTCAAGTTTTTCAGGATTATATTTAAAATCGAAATCTTGTTCTTCTCTCGTTGTTTCATCACCCCAATCAACTATACCAATATAATAATCATACTTATCAGAATCTAAATCTTTTCTTGATCTATTATTAAATAAAAATTGGGCGTCTATTGTAGTTCCTGGAGCTACACCTTCTCTTGGTGTAAATAGAAAATAAAATTCACTTGGAGCTGATGTATTTTTATAATACTCAGGAAATGTTTCTTTACTATAATATTCGTGAGCTGTGGCTTTTTTTTCTCCAGATTTAACATCTTGATATTGAGCTCTTTTAGTTGTGGAGTTAACATCAGGTGTAAAATAACCAGCACTGAAATCATCAATACCTGACATACATGCAGTATGATCTGTACAATCTTGTGCGTCCACACCATCACCTCCTGGAGCTTCACAATTACAACCACTACCATTATTTATTCCACCCAAACAAGTTCCAGCAGTTCCCTCTCCCACATGCTCTATGTTTACACAATAACCATCTAAATGATTTTTGTAAAAAGGTATATCAAGGTTTTTTTGTAAAGAACTATATGTAGAACCTATAAGCTTCCATTCTGATATATCATCTTGAACAAAATGTTGATTTTCTTCATCGAAGAAAAAACAACCTAAAGGTAATCTATTAAATAAATTATTTTCTTTCCACCAATATTCTCTATTAAGATAATTAGTTGTACCATCAAGGTAAGGAATATTTATAGCTTGTTCTGGAATATAAATTTGATCTGTTGGAGTATCTCGTAATTCATTTTTTCTTAAAGTTTGTTTTATTTTAAAAATACCATCTATATTTATATCTTTTTGAAGCCTCACTTTTGTACCTAAACTACCAGTAACTGCCACATCAAAAAAATAAGTACCATCAGTATCTAATGTTTTTCCATACCCACAATTTATAAATGTTTCGAAAGTTTTCATACCCGCCATATTTTGTGTATCTGGATTTGTATTGGGGTTATCAATAAACCAAGTACATGGTTGTTCTCCAGATGCACCATCATCAATTACCTCACCTGTACTAACATCTTGTGTAACTCTTTGATTTACTGTAAAACCAGGTTCAGGACCTGTTTGTTCGTCTTTTATTTTTCTATCTATTCTATATTGATATGTATAAACTACCTCATTAGAATTTTGAAACTTCCAACCACCAAAATTAGGGTTATAATCATCACCATTAAAATTTGTATTTTGACCGAAATTATCATTACCAACAGGTTTTATAAGATAATAATCCAATCCTAATCCAGTAGAACTCTGAGGTACGATTGAAATATCACCATAAACACAATTTAAATTATAATTTTGTGTAGCTGTAGGGTCATAGTTAATAGCTGTAGGATCTGTACATCCCTCACAATCATTATCACCACCACATTGGCCACAAAAATCTAATATTGTAGAACAACTACTATCATTTTGATTATCAACCTCACATGAACAATCACCATTACAATCAAGCCATAAACAAACTCCATTGTCAATAGTATAATCAGGACTATAATTACATGCAGTTGAATCCATACATCCAACACATTCATTTGGTGGAGATTCTCCATTTCCAGGATTATAACATACTTCGCATAAATCTAAAACTGAACTACCACCACAAACACCGGCACAATCTACTATAGTTAAGCCTTCACAAACGCCTTGACAATCCATAGCCCAATTAGGTGGACAAACACCATTAAAAATACTACTTTCGTTTCCAGTTTGATATAAAAGTAAAGCTTCAGTATAACCCAATTCATCAACCAAATCAAAACAACCTGTTACTAAAGTTGATGTATTTCCACCAAAACAATTTCCACAATCATCTATATCTGCACCATAACCTGGTTCACCTTCACAAGTTCCTGCACAATCTATTGGTGTAGCTGTAAGTACACAATTACCACAATCATCTATAAATGAAATTCCACCACAAACTCCAGCACAATCTACAATACATGGATTGTCACCACTCCCTATGTTTTGTCCGTTATCATCACATGTACTAGGACAGAAAAAAGTATCATCATCATCCAATTGATTTAAAACCCAACCATCAGGAACAAATTCAAAACAATATGTTCTAGAAACATCTGCATTTCCAAGACCATCACCATCTGAATCTTCATAATAAGTTAATACTTGACTTTCTTCACAACAATTTTCGTATCCATCTGCATCTTCTACATGATTACCAAAACACTCTCCAGCACAATCTAAATCACTATCAGCCTCATGTCCTGAATTACCACCAGAACAAATACCACATGAATCAAAGAATGCAGTACCTCCAACATCACCATCATGATTTGGAGTTCCTACAACACAATCTCCATTACAATCCATATCACTATTGGCTATGTGGTCTGTTGTTCCACCTGAACAAACTCCACAATCATCAATAAATGCATTTCCATTTTCGACTCCAGCACAATCTTCTGGATAAGTACAACAACCGTAATTTGAACCTAAAGCGGTACCAATACAATCAAAATAGTGTCTAGCTTCATAGTCAGAAGCTTGAGGGTCTCTACAACCTTTTGCTGTTAATCCTTCTAAAAGAATAGTATCACCCTGATGAAACATAATAACACCAGGTCCCCAAACATCATCAGTACCTTTACATTTGTTTGTAAAGTTACAACCATGATTTACAACTCTACCTAAATCAAAGTTATTGTTAGATGTATACCAATGTATCGTTTCAAAACATTCATTACCTATACCATCACCATTAGTATCTGCTCTTTGAGTTCCTGGTGGTTGATTGAATGTGGATGCACCAGGACAAAAACCTGAATCAGGATCAACTCCATCACCACAATCTTTTGATGTATTTAAAATTGAAAAATAATTAAAATTATCGGATTCTCCTCCGTATGGTAAATAATGACATAAATCACAATCATCTAATCCATAATCATTTCCTGTATAATAATCACCTGTGGTAGCGTTGTTATCACAATAATCATTGTTGTCACCAGAATTTAATACATGACCACCAGGTAAATCTTCCTCACAACCAGTCCAAGGTGCATCAGCGTTACCTATACCATCACCATCTATATCTGCATAATAAGTTACAGGTCCAGGTAAGTTACACCCACAACCTAAATCTGTACCTTCACCGAAACAATTTCCACTACAATCCGTTTGAGGGCCTCCACCCTCTTGGATATTAGTACCACCACAAATTAAACATGAATCAATACCAATTCCATAATTATCATCGTTAGGGCAATTACCAGCACAATCTTGATTGAGAGCTGTATATGCATAATATGGTATTCCACTTTCAGTAAATAATTGAGTTTGTGTTACAGGATAATTAGAATGACTAACGTCACCATCATTTAAACTTGAATATAAAACAATGTGTCCAGTATCACCTCCTACACAACTTCCACATTCATCTATTTGTGCACAACCAGTTATATTATCATCATCACATGTATCAGGAGTACAATCGTTATTACAATCTTGGCCATATACACCACCATATCCATTAGTGTTATCAATAATACCAGTAGTACCACCAATACAAACATTACACTCATTTAGATACGCTTCTCCGTTACATGTATCATTACAATCACATCCCAAAAGTCCATTTAAACATTCAAATGTACCTGTAGCACATCCAAAATTTACAGTGGCTGAAGAATCATATGCACAATTAGTGTCATCCATACAACCATAAACATCATTTCCTGGAATACCAGGTCCTATATATTCAACATAACCTTCAGGACATTCATTACATGTTGTTGGAACTTCTTGTAAATAATTTGAAACATTGGAATCATCACACAAACCTGTATTGTTATAATCTTGACAACATATTAATGGATATGTACATGAACCATCATCTATATTTGCATCAGAATCATAATTACACGCTTCACTATCTGTACAACCAAATATTGGTGCAATAGTTTCTGCACATGGTGTACCACGTATGTATAAACTTGATTGCCAACACTCTATTGTTGAATTATCATCAAGACATTCATCCGAAAATATTAATTCTAATGTAGAACCTCCACCAGCTATTGAACCATAAGCATAAGGTTGAGATGCATCCCAAGACGATACATCATCCATTATTGGGTTTGTATTAAAAGTATCAATAAGAGTTCCATGTATATCTCTTATTGAAATAGATTCTCCATTATTTGATAAGTTTCCATTATACAAGTATCTATTTTCACATGAATAAGATCCTCCACCACCATTATCAAATCCTTCTTGTCGCATAAATAATAAAAATTCACCAGGTTGAATTATAACCCTTGACATTCCACCAAGTTGAAATTGGTCGTCTATTTCAATTGGTCTAGCACCAGATGATAATATGTCAATAAAACCTGTTGTATCAATTGGATAATTAGATGAATTATACATCTCAATAAATTCATGTGTAGCTTCTAATCCAGTAATTGGGTCTATATGAAATTCTGTAAATAAAAATGTTCCACCCAAAAATGTTCTAAATGTAGAACTATTCCATGGAAGAGAATTAGGTAATCCTGGAGAGCCACCTTCTATACCAGATCTATACCAATTAGAACCACAATTATTATCCAATTCATCATTGATTAAAACAATAGAAGAAACATTAGATAAAACATTAGATGGCCAACTATCCAAACAACTATTTATACCATCATCTAATGTATCTTCAGTTCCAGCAAAGTATCTTACTCTTTCAACTAAGTTACCTCGATGATTATTGTTTGCTGAAGAACCTGCTAATGTATCTTGAACACTTGGGTTAGCATCTCTTAAAACAATATTTTCTGATGTGTTTGATAATTCTCTACTCGCACCTGTACCACTCTGCCATTCATAAAGATTTGCAACATCATCATTACTTCCATCGTAAGCTATTAGATGTTCAAATGTTCTATAATCATCTCCCTCTGGACATGCACTAGCATCACACGATTCATTTGTTGTCCAAATTTCAGTATCAGCTGAAATACAATAACATTTTCCATTATAAGCTTCGGCGTTGTTTGCAAAAACCATTCTACCATAAGGTTCTAATGATGAATTAATTGGTAATCCACCTCTCCAATTATCACCACATCTATTGTATTCTGTAGCGTTATTTGTAAACATAGCAATGGACAAACCTTTTGTTGAAATAGTTTCGTTACTTACATTTTGTATTTCAAAAAACTCCCAAGTAGCTTCGTCATTATTTTGATCTTGTGCAGTAATTTGTTTAACACCATCTATAGTGTAATGTATTTCTGAAATTTTTATTTTATCTGTAAAATCAAAATATTCACAACTTCCATCATTGTTAGTTACAGTAGAATCATAATTTTCTGCGTATACATCTGGACAACCATCCACTTCTAAAATATCAAAAAATATTTGTGTTAGGTTTGTATCAACATGATTTGGAACATCAGGAACTTCCCAAGTTACTGGTTCACCACCTTCTTCGGTAACACCATCTAATAATGTTCCTGCTGGAGTCTCAAGTTTAAAACTTAATGTAGTTCCACCAGGAAAGCCTACTACAGTAACACTACCACCAAAATCAATTTGAGGGGTATCTCCAATTGGTTCAAAATTTCCTGTTAGGATTCCTGTTAAACCTGTATCTTCACCATTGGAATAAGCTCTCCAAATATATTCTCCAGAAATATCAAGATTGTTATCTAATGTTGCTGTAGCTATTACGACGGTTACATTCATTTAATTAAATTCCCCAAGGTTTTTATCATATATAAATATTTCACTTTTATATTTTTAACTATTGTTTGTAAATTTGAAATAACCTGATACACTACATCCCTCTGGTCCAGCAGTGTTAGTTGCGGGTGTTGTTATAGAGTAATAAATACCTGCTTTCAAATCACTTCCTAACCAACCACCTATAAAAGATAAATAAGTTGGAGCATTTATGTATTGATTATCAGGACTAAACATTGTAATTGTTTGAACCGTAGTTCCATCACACCAAGTTAAAGGTATTGTACCTTCTGGATCTTCAAACCAAGAATTGTCTAAAATACTTACAGGATATTCTATGTCTGGTGGTAATAACATAGCGACACCACTCCATGTATTTGGTGATATGTAAATAGTTGGCCAATCAGGTTCTTCCACTAAATTATCATCTGCAGTTGATGGTAAACATCTTGTTGCTCCATCATCTACCACTGGATCTAAATAACTTGTACATGTTACACTACCATCATCTAAATTATAATCAGCTTGAATGTTATTATCTGTGAGAGTATAAGGTAATCCTAAATATGTAGTTAGTAATGTATAATCAGTAAGATTTTCATTTACTAAATCAGTCAAATTTGTTATGGTTGATTCTAAACCTGGTATACTATCTACTTGTCCTTGTAATTCTAAAACTTGAGCTTCTAAATCCGATACCAAAGAATTAGCATTATCTAAATTAGATTGTATTATAGTTATAAAGTCAGATAATTCACTTATTGCACTCTCATTTGAAGCAATAGTATCATTTAAATCTGCAATTTGAGTATTTAAATCCGTAATTTCAGTCTGAAATGTTGTGAAATAACCACCAATTGTTAAAGAATATAATGAGTAATCAACATTTGATAAATCATCATCAGGAAAATATAAATTTATTTGAGCTATAATATCTGCAAAATATGATTCATAATCACTTATAGTATTTTGTAATGATGTATTTTGACTTTCTAAATCACCAATTAAAAATTGTAATGTTTGTATTTCAGAAACATAGTAATTTATTGTTTCATTTAATTCTACATTAACATTATCAATATATATTTGTAAATTATCAGAAAGTTGAGGATTTACTTCTATAGTATCTTCAAACTCAGTAGATAATATATTTGCTATTTGTCGTAATTCATTGAAATACCATTCAAGTTCTGTAGAGGTTTCTGGAGAAGATGGTGGTATGTAAATATCAAATATATCTGGATAAGGACTATTTCCTAATATTATTTGAACCGAAGCAACAATATCAGATACATTGAGTATCCCATCATTGTTCATATCTCCTGGTAAAATATCTAAACTAATACCATCAAGATTATAACAACAACAATTATCATTGAGCCAATCACCATTGTAATTGTTTGTAGGTAGTGTTTCATCTAGCCAAGCTTGACATGTAGTTGGATTAGTAGGACATGACCAGTTTCCACTATAAGTACCATCATCAAAATTTAAAGCTAATCGGTCTGAACATGTAAGAGTAGGAAGAGGAATATCATCATTATCATCATCATCAGGTTCAGTTTGTCGTAAACATGTAAAATGTGCACATATGAAATTTTCAGGACAATGTCTATCTCGAACACATTCTCTACAGGTATTACCACTACAATATATTTCAGGTTCTCCACCCACCGATATTGCACCCATACAATCACGATTTGTTCCATCAGCATTGTTTTGATTATCAAAACATTCGAAAGTAGGCATAACGGGATCATCATCTATTGGATCAAGATCTGGAGTACTATCTATTGGGTCATCATCATCAAAATTTAATGGTGTATTATTTGAAGGAGGTTTTAAAAATATATCTGATGGTAATTTAAATTCATCCTTTAATAATTTTAAAACATCTTCTAATGCTTGTTTTTCTTTTTTATTATGTCCTGGCATTTAGTTCACTCACTTTAAACTTTAAAACCTTTAGCTCTAAGTAAATCACTTTTAGAAATAATTTCAACTTTACATTTAGCTCCTTCAAATGAATTGTGAGTATATCTACCTACATTTTTATAACAATGTGGATAATTAGGGTCATCTTCTAACACATCTGGACAAGGGTCTGCTTCAGTACCAACTAATAAATCAGAATTAGAATTAATGTCAGCCTCAGTAGCTTGTATTCCCTCTTCACCATCAGCACCAAAATCTACATGCCATTTCCAATATTCATCAAAGTAAGCTTGACTTGTTAATGCATCAGGTCCACATTCATTACCTGTAGCACCACAAGATTGTAATTTTCTATTTTCTTGAATATTTGGATTCCAATTTGCAACTATGTAATACCATTCGTTAATATCACTTGGTACATGTAAATGATTTAAAACTTTTTGAGAGTAGTTATCACCAAAAGGTTTTATTGAAAAATGATTAATCAGTTTAGAGTAACATCTACCAGTACAAGATGTTTCAGTTCCACTTACAGAATAATCGGCTGCTACTCCAGGGACAGGTAAATTCATGGTTGTGGCTCGATTAGTAAATCTCGATGATATATGTCCATTTCTACCTCTTGATTTTCCAACATGAGAATCCCAAAAAGAACCGTATTGATCTCTAACTATCAATCTTATAAATCTTTCATCATCTGTTTTTTTAAAAAAGGGTTGTGCTGATGTGAAATGATTTATATCTGATGGGAATCCATTTGCTACTGTAACCTCATTATTTACATATTGTTCCCAAGTTCCATATGAACCATCAGGTTTTACCAAATCATTTTTGTTTAAAGTAAATGTTTGTAGAGCAAAAGATGGTTTTATTTGTCCTGGTAAACATTCACCTGGATCACCACCATTACATATTGATTCATCATAATCACCATCCTCTGTATAACCTTGAAATGGATTACCTAAATTAAATAATGTTCCTGTACTTGTTTTATTTAGGAACTTAACCCACATAGCTATCGTAAACCCTTGTTCTAACCATACAGGATTATATTGGTCTGAACCAATAAATGGTAAGTTGTCTGATTCTTCTTGTCTTATTATTATCCCTTGATTTAAACCATTAATTCTTAAATAACCTTCTGATTGAGGTTCATATTCTGGTCTTTCATCTTCAGGTTGTATTTCAACAACTTTGTCTATATCAGTTAAATATTCATTTAAATCATCTCTTAAAGATTGTAATGTTTGCCCTTCATTAATAGTATTTTCCGCGTGTCTATCTAATCTAACAATATTACCTTGATTTGGCTCTGTCACTTGAATATCATTTACATTATGGTGTATATCTTGATTTGCAGATACATTCGTAGCCCATGTATCAGGTATATCATCTGAATCCACATCTAAACTGAAGTTTGGTATTACACCTTTTAAAGCTTCGTATTCCGTAAAAAATTTATTTATTCTAGCTTGTCGTGTAATATTAACAGGTATTAACTCAAAAATATTAGTATCTAATATTTGTTTAGCCTTATCGATATCAATAACATAATTTTGATTTGAAAAAGATATAAAGTTAGCTAAAAAAGTAAACAACTCTTCGGTAAGATTTATAAAAAATGTAAATTCACCCAAAGCACAATTTTGCATTTCTATTTCAACGAAAGGAACTGAATCTGGATTTAAACTTGCATCGTAATTTTCAAAATCAGGATCATCAGGACCATTATAAGTAACAAAATAAGAAAAATCACCCCAATCCAAATATTGATTTGTTTCGGTATCAAATTGACAATCCGCGGCCGAGTTTAAAACAGTGTCAAGTGATTCTGGTGTTAATTGTTGTTGGTAATCTTGTTGATATACAACTATATTTTCTACGTCCTCTACATTATCAGTTTGTACAATATTACCATTCGAAAATATTCTTCTAAAATTATTTACATTGAAGTTTTCAAAGTCATCTGAGTTTTCCATCATTAAATTAATTATATAATCTAATAAACTCTCTATTAGTTGTATTTTCGTCATAACTTACCTCTTTATCTTAAATTCAAAATCATTATCGATTATTTCTTCTTGACCATCATCATATTTTAATTTGTATAAAATTTTATAAACTCTATCAGGTTCAAATGTATTTAACCATTGAATAAAATAATTTGATTTAGCGTCACAACTTAAAAATGTGTAATCACTAAATGGAACTATTGTTTCATCAGAAGCTACATCTTTTATAGAGTACGAACCTGATTTTTCTGGTATATAAGAACCTGTAGCTGTTTGATATGATGTCGAGAAAGTTTTCTTTACAAATTTTTCTCTAGCCTTTAATCTAAATTTAACTTTATCAGATTCTTTATAAAATTCTTTTAAACCAATCATATTAATATCATTATTAACTAAACCACTCGATGTAATTTGATTTAATGAACCTGTATTTGAACCACTACATGCTATATGGTCATCCCATTGTACCTCTAACTTTGGTTGAAAAATAGTATTTGTATTTCTCGAAAAGAATTTTAATTTTCCAAATGTTGATGTATCTGTTTCTTGTGTTGTTAAAAATTTTATTAACATTCCATAGTTTGGTTCTTGTCCTTGCAACCACATATTTACCATATCACTAATATCAACATTTATATCTGCGGATTGTCCAACATCAAATGTTTGTATAGAAGCACTAAAAAGATGTACTGATCCTCCAGGAGTTTCCCAAGGTGCGCTAGAACCATTTGTTAATTTATTTTTATTTACCCAACTACATCCATCAGTATTTTTAGGGTCATCACCGAATTTACCTGTTCCCTCTGTCCAAGACTGTGATATTGGTTGAAAACTTAAAGTATAATTTTTAGTTAACTTATCAGTATTACCTTCAGCTTCAAACATTTTTAAAAAATATTTTGGATTTACAATACTACCATCAGAAACAGATTGTGATATAAATGTAAAATCATCACCACTAAATTGTACTAATGCTCTTGTTGGATAATCAAATTCAAAATTATGAAATTCTTTTTTAACTTCTAATATTTCATCTTGACCAAAATTTTGATCTGTTTCTGGTATACCGGTAATCTTATTAGAACCTGATGATATCCAAGTATCTTGTGATGGGAAAATAAAATAATGCATTATCTAACTACTCCTCTTATGTTTTCTGTTGGGTTCTTTAATTCAAACACACTTGGTGATACTGATGGTAAAATAACACCATCAGATACAAAATAATCACTTTCATCTGTAGCTTCACTATTAATATAAAATTGTGAAAAATCATACTGCCAATTATATTTAGAAGAATTTTGTGCAGTACATTGTCCGATATCACCTGATGGACAACTATTATAATTATAATCCCACAACTTAACTGCACCATCTATATTATTCACAGCTCTGTTGTTAGATAAATTGTTAAAATCTTGTGTTAACTCAACATAACTAACACTCCTAACTCCTTCTAAATCCATCAATTCATAATATAAATCATTCGTGTGAATTGTGTCTTTAAAAAACATTTTATTCACATTAAAATAATTTTGAATTGTATTTATACATCTCAATTTTACTGCAGATTTATCGGCATTTCTATGAGAGAATACTTCAAAGGCTACACCAAAATTAACAACCATTCCATCTACAATGTTAATTTTATCCGTTAACATTCTAAAATTATCCAAATAATTTATCAAATTATTTTTTAGTGGATGCATAGTGTTACCATTATTTAATGCTGGAGCTAGATTTCCATTACCATCATATGTTAACAGATATAATTCTAGTGTAGCTAACATATCTCCTGCATAATTATTATTAACATCTGAAGTTAGTTGTACATATTGCTCAAAAAATTCTTGTAATTTTACAACACTTTCTTGCAAATCTACTGCTGGCTGATCTGGATTTAGTATTGCGTCTGTTATTTGGCTACTGAGAGTATAATAATCACTCATCAAAATTTGACCATCTTCATTTAAATCTAAATTTGAAAATAATTCATTTTCAACACCTAAACCTGTTCTTTTACAATATACTTTACCTATACTCCCAAATTTAGCTGGTAATGCTAAAGCTCTAGCTTCATAATCTTCTTTCGTAACACATCTGTTTTGTGCTGCAAAATAAGCTTTTGCACCTCTTCTAATATCTTCTATATTTTGGTTACCTTGCCCACCTTTAGCTGGTATGTTGTTAGTGGCTGTTAAATTTTTACCTGTATCATCCCCATTTAAAATCACAAAAGAGTTTATGGTTGTTAAATCATTAGTTGATACATTAGAATCTATACCCCCACCAACCTTATATGTTACTTCTAAAGTTGTATTGAACGGAGCCTCTCCAAGTGTCAATCTATCATTAGCTCTTAATGGGTCTATAGATACATCTATTTTATTTAAGACACCATCAGGTAAAGTTATACCTGCAGTATCTAAAACATCAGTTTCATCTAAGGTTGTTTTTTGATTTCTTAACACACCATTACCAAAAACTAAAGATGTTTTTCCATCTGAATTTATTTCAGTAATAAATTTTTTAGATGTTTTTATATACTTTAATGAGTATGGAACTGGATCTTTAGTAGATACAATACTATCATCTGAGAAAGAATAAGCATTATCTCTATCATTATCATCTAAATAATGTGTTTCTAATGGAACTCTATCTTGTGCTAAAAACTCAACCTCTCTCCATACATTTCCTGTAGATGTATCTCTAACAGATTCTATGGATATTACATTAGTTTCATCCAATGTTAATCTTAAAAATTTAGTTGGACTTCCAACAGTAAATCTTCGTGTTTTTGTTTCCGATGAAATGGCGTTTACTTGTCGTGTTATTAGATAACTTGTAACCACACCATTTGAATCAAAAGTTAAAGGTTCAGGTTGTAAATCTGTAGAACCACTTGTTGAAAAATCAACTATATCTGTTGTTTCAAACTTTATATTAGAATCTGAATCTGATGTTAATGTCATCCCTTTAGCTATAGTCAAACAATCATTAAAGTTTGGTTTTAAATTATTTAAATCTGAATTATCTACTCCTAATTCTTGTGTAACAGTTAATGTTGTTACAGCTGCAGATGTTGGTTTTACTTTATAACCCAACATATTAGCTATGTTCACCACATTTCTTCTTTCTTGAGCTAATGGTAACATCATCTCTTTATATTGTTGATCTATATAAAACGATAATACATCACCAACATATGCCGACATTTCTATTAACATCATACCAGGAGATGTTTCATTAAAATCTTGATATGTGTCTGGGAAATATGATTTTGCATATTCTAACAATGAAGTTTTAAAATCTGCGAAATCTTTATTAATATATTCTACATTACTAACCGAGTATTCTTTATCTCTATACGGCATTATATTCTCCTAGTGTTTATACATCAACAATTACAGAATCCAATGTATTTGGATCTCTAGTCACATGAAAATCTACTTTTATACTTATAGTATTTTTTCCCAAAGAATCCATCTGACTAATATTAACATCAATATTATTGATAGTGACAAAAGGTAATAGATTTTGAAAGGTTGTAGTTAAATCAGCCTTTATTTCATCTACTGTACTATTGTCAAGTTGTTGAAATAAGTAAGTTCTTAACCCTAAACCAATTGTTGGTTGCATTAATCTTTCACCTCTTTCAGTTGATAAGAGTAGTTTTATATTCTGTTTTACTGCATCCAATGTGGTTCGTGTTGATTGAAACCATCCATCTATACCATCGGATTTAGTAAAGGGTAATGATAAACCAATAAATTGTTCTTCATCATTATCTTGTATATATGGTTTTCTACTTTTATCTAGTATAGCCATTATTCAGTTCCTTTTTTAATATTTACTAATTTTACTTTAGTATTTTGCTCATTTGTTTCATTTCTACTAACAGGATTTCTACCAATATAAGCGTGTCCTTTTGAAACTAATAACCCACCTTGTCCACCTGTTTTATTCAAATTAATTTTTGGTATACTGACACCACCTTTTGTACCTATTAAGGGTGCTGGAGCTCCAGAAGGTGTGATATAGTTTACACTAACATTAACATCAGCTGGTAAAAAAGTTTGGGTTTTAAGTTCTTCAACTTCCAATATAGCTTTCATTTCAGTTATAGTAAACTCTTGTGATTGTATAAACTTTATGATAGCGTCAGCTTGAAGTTTTGCTATTTTAGGACAATTACCTGCATCTTCAGCTTTAGGTCCTAATCCCTCTACACAAGCTTTTTCTAAATCCATTCTCAAACCCATTACATTGGCCTTTTTTCTTTTGCTTTTTCATCCATAGCTTTTAATACTTTACTATAATCTTTTGTAAATATGTTTTTAACATTATCAGGAACACTGTTTGGATTAGCTCCCATCGATGCTATCATTTCATCTGGATTTACACCTTGTTTACCATTCATCAAATTACCATATTGATTTTTTAGAACATTACTCATATCATTACTTGTATATGTTCCACCACTCATTGTTTTCCATTCATCATCCATGGCAGTTTCATTTAATACATCATTTAATATAGAATTTTTTGTAAATTCTTTTTTCTCAACTATTTTATTTTTTGATTTTGGTTGAGAAACTTTTTGTTGTGTAGGTTGTTTTAATTCTGTTATTACTTCATGAATTGCCATCGCAACTTCTTCTCTAACGATTTGTCTGATTATAGTTTTTATATTTTTTTTCTTTTTCATGTTTAACCTCTATTGTTGTTCTTCTTCATTACTTTCAATGAAATGATTATTACTTAAAAATTCTGGTTTTTTTAATTTTCTAATTAAACTTGCCCATTGACTAGCTAGTGGTTTGTTAGTTGAATCCACTAAAGGTAATGGAGCTCCTTGACATAATCCATGTGCTGTTTGTAAAACTTCTAAAACTTCAGTTAAAAATAATTTTAATTGATTTCCCAATACTAAATTTTCAACTTCTGAACCTTCATCAAATTTTTGTTTTGCTTTTTTACCAATAAAAAAATTAGATGATTCAATTGTAGTTGAGTTTTCAGAAATTAATTCTATAGAATTTGCTGAACCAAATATAATATTATCAAAAGATGATAAAAACATACTTTGTTTTTTTGAATTTATTGTTATCTTATCTGATGATAAAAACAATTGTGGATTATCATACTCATAATTATAAATATTACTATCTATAAATCTCGTATTACCTTCTTTAGAATTACTAGCTAGAACAAATTTTTTCTCTACTACCTTAGATTCTCCTGAAGAATCATCCAACTCACCATCAAATTGAAAATGATCCCATATAGAACCTTTGGTTGTCATTGATAATATAGTATTATCATTTAAAGATTCAAACTTGTTAAATTTAGATCTACCATTTGATATCATAAATATAGGATTTTGATCTCTACTACCTAATCTAATACTATTCCCATGTCTACCCTCAATCATCATATCACCATGAATATCTCTATATGCCGGTTTATCATTTCTCGGATTATCTAATTTTTCTACATAAGGTTTTTGTAATCTTTTATAATCAGATTTTATAAAATTTGGTGATTCACCTTTATTTTCTGCAATACTTTTTTTTGTAAATTTTCCAGATTGATCAAAAAAACCTTCAATTGGATTACCATCAGCATCATATTGTTGTGATTTAGACCCTACAATTTTACCATTTATTGTTGGTATAGAATCGATTAATCCAAAAGGATCTGTATTATGATTTGGAGAATTTTGAGTATTTAGTGGTCCTAAATAAAAATTTTGTCCTGCAAAAGAACACAATAGTACAGGATCTCCTACAGCTGGAACATCAACCATACCCCTCATCAATGGAAAATATCTTTTATCAGAACCAAATGTTCTATAAGCGGTTTGATTATCCTTAATATGTGATTTAGCTATAATACTATTTTGGTGATTATCGTTTTGCCAAGCCTTTGATTGTTGACTTGTAGCTACATCAGTTACTTGTCCAGGTACAAATTGTAAATATACATCACCTCTTTGACTTGTTCCGAATCCAGCTTTTCCTGTTTTCCTCGATGTATTAGATTTTATAAATGTTGAACTCATTTATTAATTCCCTATCGTAGATTTTGTTTTTTGTTTTAAAATAGTAATTTCATCACTCTTTTTTTGTATATCATTCACATCTTCTTGAAGTGCATTTATTAAATCTTCTTTTTCTGCATCTGTTAATAACATAGATTCTTCATCTCCTGATGATGATTTTGCTAATATCCTTTGATACACACTAGCTAATTTAACTAAATGTTCATCATTTTTAATAGCAACATCAAATAATTCTTTTATTAATGGAGCTACCATGACAGCGTCATCAAGTGTTTGAATCATCCCATGTATTTCTTGAATTAACAAATCTAATTGAAGTTTTTTATTCTTCTGATTATCATATATGTCTTTTGTTAAATCTTGAAAAGTTTTACCTTCAAATATTTCATCTTTAGATTTCATAATTTTCCTCTTACTATTAAATAGTATTATTCATATATAAATATAAAATTTGTAAAAATATAAGCAGAATAAAAAAACCTGTTTGAATAAACAGGCTTTTTATAACAATTAATCTAATTAATATTATCTAAAAAAATACACTTTTAACACTACCACTAATATTAGATGATATCTGGCCATGTTTTGCATAGTAATTATTGATTTTTCTGTAATGAGTTTTCATAGTATTTAAAACAGAAGTTATATGATTAGTATTAACATTCGTCATTTCTCTGATTAATATATACAAAGATTTTTTATTAAAGTTTTCTATCTCATCTCTTTTTTTCAATAATTCAACTATTGAAAATGCAATATCTATATCTCTTTTTTTCTTAAACATTGTTGGTATAGTACCTTCAAAATAAGTTACAAGTTGATTCATGAAATCTACATAATCTTCTTCAACTGGTTGAGTAACAAAACTTTTATATTTCGATGACATAGTTTTATCAATTTTAACATGTGATTTTAACTTTTTGTAATTATTATTGTTATGTAAAATTAAATAATTTTTTGCAACAATTGAAAAATAACTAAAAGCTTTAGAACCTTTTGTATGGTCATATTTGTGAATGTTCATTACCATGAAAGCCACTACCTCATGTTTAACATCTTCAAAACCATAATCAAAGTAAGTAAACTTAAAGGTGTTAATTATATTTTCAGCTAACTTATCAAAAGCTTTATGTATCCTTTCTTGATATATCTTATTTCTCATAGATACATCTTTAGTTTGATCTAACGAATTGTATTCTATAATAGCATTTTGTACATTTTCATCGAAATACATTCTTTTTTTACTTTTTGGTCTTGGCATCTTCTATCTCCTCTGTTTCAAATAAATTATCTAAAATGTTCTGTATTTTTTTTATCTCTTCAAAGAAAAACCCTACCTCATCATCCGATTCAAAATGTCCTGAAGAATCAATTTGCTTCATTTTTTCTGTTGAAAAATCTATTAAACTTTGTATTCGTATTAAATATATTTCATATTGATTTAATCTTTTCATAGCATAATATAAAGTTATACTTGAAAATATTGATATCAATAAAAATAATATAAACAATGTCCACCACATATTATCTCCTAATTAAAAAGCTCATCAAACTTAGCTTTCATATTTTTAATTTCTTTATCAGTTGTTTTTCTTTGTTTAACAGCCTCATCTGAATGTTCTTCCTCACCTTGTAACCAAGTTTGTTTTTCACATATAGTTGATAACCAATCACCGAAGTGAACTATTGAACCAAGAACATGTCTTGTATCTACGTAAGACCTAAAATAAGTTTCAGCTGCTGGGTCGAATAAACCATCAGCACATAAGATAGCTTTATAAACATGTGGGTTAACATCAATATGATATTTAGCCAGTAACCATAAAGCTCTATCATGAACTGTCATATAATCCAAATCTTTATTGTGAGTATACCACTCATTTAATTTTTTTCTTCTCCACTCATCAGATTGAAATTTATAATATGGTTGTGTTCCATCACCAAGTTTTCCTAAGTCATGAAACATAGCTGCCATCACAACATCACAATCTGGATGAATTACTTTCACACCATTTGATTCATATTGTCTTTTAATCATAAGTGAATTTTTAATCACATGTAACACATGGTCAAGATAACCACCTTTAAAACAATTATGATAATTTGGACGACCTGACGCAGGTGCTGTTTTATATTCATCTTCAAAGTCACTATGTAACTTTAAGATATTTTCTTTTTGTTCACCTTCGAAATGTTCGTCAATAATTGACATTAATTCTTTCCAGTTATTATCCATCTGTTCTTGATTTATCATCTTCCAACTTCTCCTAAATAATTTTGTTTTGCTTCTTCATAAGTTAAACCAAATAACTTATCCCAAAAATGTAATTCTGATATTACTTTGTTATCAGATTTTAGTTTATTAAATCTTTTTTCTGCCTTTGGTTTCCACCATTCAGATATTAAATTATTATAATATACGAAATCCTGCCGTAAAAGCAAAGAACTTTTTTTAATTTTTCCACATAAAAATTCTCGTGTATTGTCATAGAATGAACAAAAGTAAATTCCTCGTTGCATTCCACTAACATAATCAGCCGGTTTCATACCACATTCTCTGTATATCTTTGTATCCAAATTAGATCTAACTTTTCGTTTCTCACCAAAGTATTCTTCCCAAACTCTAACCATATCTTTTGGTAATTTAATCGGCATTTTACCAGTTGTC